AGCCCATTTAAAGAAGTCGCCTTACAGGCTCTTAAAATCGTTATTCTTGTTTTTAAAGAATATTTTAATTTCTTAAGACTAAGAATCTTTACGGAAAGTGATTTTGGGACGCGAAATTTCGCCGAAGTCGTTCGGGGAATCCAAGTCGACTTTAAGAAATGAAATCCTCCCAGGCGAATAACTAATAGTGTACCTGCGGGAAGAATTCGGGCCGCCGCATATCGTAGCTTCCCGGGGATATTTCGTATAATAGTCATAGACAAAAACCTTTACTTCGACATCGCCCGCCAATTCTTTTACTTCCATTAACTTCGCTATCATTTCAGAAATTTTCATAATATTTTTTTTTAAGGTTAGGGGCCGAAGCCCATTTAATTTATTCCGCTTTAACTCGCTTTTAGTTTGAAAATCTTTTAATTCCTTAAGACGATGTAAAGGTAGTGAACCTTCTTTTGTTAGTCAAGCTTTTTTGACATTTTTTTCAAAAAAAAACCCCAGGCGGCACACACCCGGGGTCAAACCTATATGAGAAAAACCTACACAAGTTATTCTTTTGCCGGACCTTCGCCGGCCGGCGTCGCTTCTTCCAGTTCAACAGGCACACGATAAACGTAGGAAATGGGCATCTTTTCGAACCTGGTAACTTTATACCCTTCCGGGATGATTCCTTCTTCCTGCATTTTACTTAATAGCGTAGTATCTGCCGGAACATCCAGGCCGGGAAATTTTCCCCGCACGGTAAGGAAGTCGCCCGTAGCCGAATTGTAAACGGTCGCAAAAAGGGCCATGTAGCTTTCGACCCGTGTTTGAAACCGTTCTTCCTTCCGGATCTTTTCGGGCTTCGAAGCAATGGAAAGGGAAGCGTTATCCGGTTCCGCCTTCGGGAAGCTTCGTTCAGAAACTGGAATTTCGCGGCCGTAGCTTTCCGGCGCCGGTTCGGATCCACAGGCCGAAAAGTTAAGCGCAAAAAAAATGATAGCGATTAAGCCGATTACAAAATAAAAAGCCTTCTTCATTCTTCTGTCTTGTTTTTATTGTTTAAAATGTTATCTCCGATCTTTATCATGTACCTAATTTGCCGTTCTGAAATCCTGTACTTTCGGGCTAAAACGGCCATGCTTATTTCCTTCTTTCGGTATTCGAAGCAAACTAATGGCCGAAGTAATTCGGTATACCTATAATGAGAATAAAAATCTTTTACGTCTTTTGGTAAATCTTCGTATTTGGTGGCGACGGCAAGGCCGAAAAGCTTAGAAAGCTTAAGGACTACTTCTTTTCTTTTTTCTTTTAACTCTGTTTTATCCATCCAGGCCCCAAATATTAATAGCATATTCGACCCAGGCTTTTAATGTTCGCTTGAAACCGCACGAACGGCACATGCCCCCTGGGATAACGTCATACTTCACAAAAATATCTGCAATATCAGAAAATTCGGATAATTTATAAAACTTAAGAATTTCCGGCCGTACTTCTTCCGGTATGTTTTCTATTTTCCACATATTGAAGCGAATTGTCTTAAATAGCGTACATTATCCTATCCGGGCGAAGGCTGTTCGCCGGCGGCCGGCAGTTCTTCTAATGGGGTTTTTACGTCAACATCCTGATATTCCGGCCGGACAACTATCGTAAAGGGTTCGGAAAGATCCGTTTTGAATTCGCGCTTTTCTAATAGCCGGGCGATAATCGTTTCCTGGCCATATTCGATATGCAGCCGGCTTCGGAAGTCTAAAGATTCGAAAAGAACATCCGATGCCTTAATCTTAAATTCGTAGGTAGGAGAAAAACGGGCGTCCAGGACCGCCGATGCGTAGAACGTTGTAAAAAGATCCGGATCTTTATCACCAAAAACTACGTTCCCGGTGGGCAGTTCCGGCCCGGCGCCGGTGTCGATGTAACCTTCCGGAAGCTGCGCGACATAAGGAAGGTTCGGCCGTACCTGAAATTCAAAGTTCCAGGCGAAGCCGTCGCCCGTTACCGGGTCATATTGCCGGGTAAATCCGACGGCGTAAAGGATCCGCGGGCCGATTTTATAAGAAATTTCATCATTGGTATTATCCCACATTGCCGGCATGGAAACCTCGTTTATCGTAATATTACCGGTAGGTTCAAAGAAGGGGTTTTCATTAATCGTCGTTTCCTTCTTCAATGCTTCGCCCAGGTCGATTTTTCGGGAATGCAGCGGCCCTTCTTCCGGTAACTTCAATTCCTCAATAAAGCTATCTTTCGATTCCTTCCACCGTAAAGAAACATATCTATTCGGGCGCGACTTCGGGAAGGAAGCGAAAAGGCTTTCCGGGATGACGGAATCCGAAACATCGACATTGCTATCGTAAGGGAAAATAAATCCTTCGACGTCCTGGCCGTATACGTCGGCGGTCATTTCCGGATACATCGAAACGGTCCGGGTTCCCCAATCTGTGTTAAAACGAAAGTTGCCTAAATGTGCAAGGCCACGAAGGAAGTCTATAAGCGTGTAATCCGAAGAAACGAGTTCCGAAATAGTGACCGTATCGCCGCGGTGTACCCTATTGGAAACGCTGCGAAGGGTAATAGTCGGTGCAATAGCATAAATTAGGGGCGTAGGATCGACCCCGTTCGAACTTTCGAATTCGACAAAGAAAGCTATGTTTCGAATCGTCGTCGCATAGAATTCTTCTTCAAACACGATCGACTTACTTTCACTTGCCCCGACGGAAAAGCTTTGCGACGTTAAAACGATCGGATTGTCCAGGTCGTCGACATCGGCCACGCCTATGCGGGCGGATCCGCCCAGGGCGTCACCGAGTAAGGTTACTGCAATACTTACGCCCATAACCGCCGGCACGCCTTCCGTAAGGGAGTATACCGTATGGTCATTGATTGTGGCGTGTGTATTCGTTAAAAGGTTTCCGCCCGGGTCGCTAATTACGGTATCGAATAAGAAGTATTTTCGGGCAACATTTGGTACGCCCGTATCTCTTGATACAGTAAAAGTAGAAAGCGTCGAAGCTTCCGCATTATAAAGGCCGTCGCCCATGGTCGAATAACTTAATTCTTCCTTAAGGATATAGACCCAAAGCCGATTAAACCACGGCGAAGAAAGGAGCGGTGAATCGAACGTCCATCCGATTTCTTGAAAAGCTTTAGTTAGCAGCGCCGGCACGCTTAAAAGAGGCCGAAGGTCATCCATGAAAAACTCATTCATATTCCCCCAAAAGCCGCCGTAATGAACAAGCCCGAAGTAAAAAGGATCCTGGCCGTCGGCGTATTCGGGGGTCTGCCAGTTGTCGATCATGTTTAATTCCGAAACGGTAAAGGTTCCTAAGTCAAGCTGGTCGAAGGTTAGTTCTTCCGCTTGTATCGGCCAAAAGTCGTCGGTGTCGTAAATTTCGACCTGGTAACTTTTTTCGGCGTCGTTAAAAGAAAACAACCACATTTGATCCTGTTGTAGGATCCGCCCGGATGCCGTTATACAAGTTACTTTTAACGCCGAAAATTGGTTGTACATCAAATTAGCGGTCCGGAAGGCCCGGAAAAGGTAGTCATTTTTCGGCGTAGAAGGAAGGTCGAAGCCCAGGACCGCGCTTTTGGTAATTTGCGTCGCTTCGGTAAGTTCCGAAAGGCGTTCCGTTAATTCGAACGTAAAGCCGTCCCAGGTGTCGAAGATAATTCGACCGTCTGCTTCAAGGTACTGCGCCGGGAAGCCGAATGTACTTTCCGCAAGTTCTATCCTGTCATTCATTCTTGTGGCAATGTTTCGTAGTTAGTAGAAAGTCGACCTTTTACCCGTATTGAAACCATCCCCGTTTCCGAAGAAAGCGTAAATTCGCTATCATCCAGGATAAACTTTTGATACCATGACCCGTTCGACGTTTCGACTTTCAGGTAATGTACCTGCGCGGCAAGCATTTCGCGTATAAAGTTTTGCGAATCTTTATCCCTTATGGGAAGGTCCGTTTCTAAAGAAAAGGTTTCGAAGTTGTCTGCTTTCGTCGAAGAAATGCCAGCTTCCGGATTCCGGTAAAGGATAAGGTTCCGCCGGACCCCGGGCCGCGCTTTTTTGAAGCGGAAGGATGACCACCCGCCAAGGCTTTCCAGAAAATAAAGGTCCAGGCCTTCTTCGCAGCTATCCTTAACGTAGATATTAATTTCTTCGCTAAAGATCCCCGCGGAAATAGAATACTGCAAACGATAATAGTCGTCAATCGCCGGCGTTATCCATGGTTTGGAAATGAGGCTGACGCCTTGCGCAGTGTTCGCCGGAATTACCTTCGGCGCCGCCGATGCCGGCGCCCCGGAAGCAGCATATACCGTTTGCGTTATCGTCACCGGCGTAGTCCCCGCCAGTACGTATAAATGGTCAATTTGATCCCGGGCAGCCGAAAAGTTAAAAGGGCGCCGTGTAAGGAGAACCGGCACAAGCGGATAGTTAGCGAAGGGGTCCGCATTAAAGTACTGTCCACGGCCATTTAAAACCGTCACAGTCGACGAATTCGTATGCCCGGTTTCGGTATAGTCGCCGGTATCTTTATTGTAACTACTTTCCCAATATCGCAAATAAACTTCCTTTGAATAATCCGAAGCGACACTTGAAGGCGCACCGTCGTGGAATGGCGTCGAAAGGAAGCCTTTAAGTAGGTCCCCAAAGTTAATGTAGGCGCCGTTCGGAGTGTAGGCGACACCATAAGCTTTTGTTATCGCCGTTCCGCCGCCGTCGTAAAGCTGATAATGCAGTCTTTTAACGATAGGATCTACCCCGGCACTATCCAAAAGAAGGCGCCAGATTAAATTGTCGTAGCCGACATAATCGTTAGGAGATGTTATTACAGATATAGCCATTAGACTTTAATTTTTTCTTCCAGGTTATTTAATCTAACGCGCCGGCGTTCTAATTCCCCTGCGCCCTGCGCGCTTCCGGCCCGGGTTCCGGCCTGCGCACCGGCCCGGACTGAATCCGCTATTGCTTGAATATCATCTTCGCTTATTCTGCTAACTACTTCCGCCTGAATAATTCCGCCGCCGGCGGTCGCCGGTATCGGCGAAGTGGTAAAACCGCCTTCGGCAAATTTCATCGAACGACGAAAACGGGAACCAAGTTTTTGCGCCCGTAGAATTTCCGCGGCCCGGGCAAGTTCCATTCCCTGCCGGGTCCTTAATACCCGCTTCGGTATGACATATTCCCCTTCGTGAACGATGCCTACCGGCCGTTCCCCGGTTTCGTCGGGCGCCCCGGATCCGTAGCCCGTAAAGCCGCCAGTCGCGAAGGTCGTATTTTTGATCTTTGCTATTTCCAGGGCCATCTTTACGGCAACAATTCCGGCCTGGATGAAGTTAGCCGGTGGCGGAAGCGTCGCAAATATTTTGGTAACTGCCAAAGCCGCGTTAATAATCGCCTGCTTGACGGCTAAAGCCTGTTGCTTTTTCGCCGCTTCGGCTTCGATCTTCTGCCGTTCTTCTTCCGCTTCGGCCCGGATTTCGTTTTGTGCTTCTTCATTATTCGCGTATTCTTGCAAACGCGCTTCTTCCTGTTCGTTAATAGCCGCTATTTGCGCATTCTTTGTGTTTTCGATCCGTTCGGCGTCGATCGAAAAGATAAGCTGCGAAACATCCGAAATAATCGAAAAGCTTTCGTTTAAAACTTCTTCCAAAAGTGCTTTCCGCTGCGTCGCCGCTTCTTCTTCCTGCTTTAAAATCGCCTCGTTTTTTTCCCGGTTAATATCAGTTTCCAGGTCGGCTAATTCCTGTATTAACTTCGCCTGCGCAAGGCTTCCTTCTTCCGCGGCCCGAAGGCGGGCTTCCAGGAGTTCCCGCTGCGTTTCTTCTTCGATCTTCTTCCGCGCCGCCTGAAATTCCTTATCGGATTCGATCGCTTTTCGGGCCGCTTCGACCCGCTTAATTCCTTCCCGTTGGATAGCTTCTTCGACCGCCTTAAATGATTCGTCGGTGATGCGATCAATTTCCCTATCTACGGCCGAAGAATCAAAGTCGATAACATCGACTAAAAGGTCGATCGTTTGCCCGTCGGCAAATTTCAAATCTTCCTTTATGGATTCTATTCTTTTCTGTGCCTTTTCCAGGTCCGCTTCTGCGTCTATAATTTCTTCTAATTTATCGGCGATGTTGTTATCGTCGTTTAAATCTTCCAACTCATTTTTAAGGGAAGAAATCCGATCTTTTAGGAATTTAATAGAACCTTCCGCCGCGGTGGCGCTTTCCTTTAATCCGTCGAAGGTGTCATCGCCTTCCGGATCCGGTTCAACATCGGTAATTATCGGCGCCGCCGCATCGGGTATACCCGGCGCCCGGACACCTATCGGAAGGTCATTTACTTCCTTTACAATTCCTAGCAAACCTTCGGCCGCTTCCTGCGCGGACATCATACCCGAAGCAAGGCGCTGCGCAGAATAGTAACCGTTTTCAAAGGCATCGCTAATGCTTCTTTCCCAATTAAGATTTTTGATATTGTCCCGGAAGGCCTTAACGGATTCTAAAACGCCGTTAAAAATGTTCGGAAGGTCAAGGAATAAGGAAACCAGGTCCTTTACCCCGGTAACAAGCCCGTCAAAAAGGCCTTTTAAAAGGGGTATCTCATTAATCCCGTCCCGTAATTCAGTGATAAATTCGGCCATCCAATTTACGGCCGTCGCCAAAACATTTGAAAGGAAAGTAAGAACGGATGAAAGGGTCCTAAGAACATCTTCAAAAGTTATCACCTTTTCCGTTCCGCCAAAAATAGCGGATCCCAAATTTGCGAAGGCTTCGACGATAGGCCGTAAGATATCAACCAAAAAATCGAATGCCTTTCGGAAGGCGCCGGAAAATCCGGATACTTTTCGAAGGGCCGAAGTGATAAATTGCGTTATCGTTCGCCCAATATCTTCGAAGGCGCCGACGAAAGAAATTTGCACACCTTCGGCGGCCGATGCCAGGGCTTTCGTGTCGCCGGCTAAAGAATCCTGAACTTTACCGGCCGTTTCCGCCGCATTGGCAAGGTCCTGGAATTTTTCGGGAATATCTTCAATGGTTAAGCCTAGCTTATCAATTTCCCCCGTTACGGACCCATACGCCGCCGAAAGGCCGCGGATCTTATCCGACTGCGTAGAAAGAAGCTGCAAAGCCGTTAAGGCCCGCTTGCCGACTAATTCGTCTGCTAATTCGGGGGTCACATCAATTTCCCCTAATCTTTCAAGCGCAAGGTTAAAACTTTCCGCGTCTTTTACGGTAACGCCCAGCACGCCGGAAAGCTTACTACTTTCTTTTGACATTTCAAGGAAGATTCGCCGTAGGGCCGTCCCCGCACTACTTCCATCAATACCGGCATCGGCTAAGGCGCCCAAAACGGCGTTTACCTGTTCAATTTCGACGCCCAAAGAAGCCGCGTTCGGCGCTACAATTTTTGTCGCTTCAAAGAAGCTTTCAAGCTGCAAACGGGAAGTATTAAAGGCCGCCGTCATGGCGTTTGTGGCCCGTTCCGTATCCTGCGCCGTAAGTTGATAGCCGCCAAGCGTAGTCGTTACAACTTCGGAAGAACGTGCCAGATCTTCGCCGGTAGCCGTCGCCAAAGACAGGGTTGCTTCCGTCGCCGCTATAATTTGCGAAGGATCGAAGCCCGCCCGGGCAAAGTTCGTTTGTAGTTCGGCGACTTGCGATGCTGTAAATTGCGTTGATTCCCCTAAGCGCTTCGCTTCTTCTTCCAAAACTTTAAGTTCTTCGGCCGTCGCGCCGGAAACGGCGCCCAGGATCGCAACTTGATCCCGGAAGTCGACAAAAGTTCGGAAGGCTTCCTTTGCCGCCGCTCCTATTTCCCGGATCCCGGTAGCGATCCCCAAAGCAGCGGCGCCCAGGGCAAGCTTTCCGAATACCCCTTTTAAAGCTGATTGGTAATTTCCCACATTCCGGAAGTTATCCCCCAGCGTTTTGTCAATCCCTTTTAATTCCTTTGAAAGGCCGCGAATCTGCTTTAAAAGGCCGCGGCCGGTATTAGAATTCCGGTCCGCTTCGCTTAGTTCTTTGTACTGCCGCTTTAGGTTTACAAGTTCGGCATTTAAAGAACGGTAAGAACGCTTACCGCGGTCCGCTGACCGGATAAATTCGCGGCCGGCATCCCGGGTGTCCTGCCGAACCCGCTTTTGGGTTTCCTTTAGCCGGCCTAATTCCTTTTGTAACTTTTGGTATCGCTTCGACCCGATTTCGGTATCGTCAAGGGCTTTATTTACGTCACGGATTGCCTTTCGCAAGTCCTGTTGCGTTTTTACGACTATATCCGCGCCGTCGACCCGTATTCTATAAGCTATAACTTTCATGGCATACTTTTTTTAAAAGATATGCCTTGCTTCTTTTACCTTCTTTTCCGGCTTTCCTCAATTACATTATCTAAAGCTTTCCGGATCCACCCTTCGTCTTCCATAATCGATTCGAAACGATTTTCGGAAGCGGAAATAGCGAATTTCGACCAGTTTTTGCGCCGGCCATTATTTGAAAAACGAAAAGATCCACCCGTTGGCGTCCCTTCCTTTTCGATCTTTTTAACGACGGCCCAAGCGAAGCTATCTAATTCCTTTGAATTTGCGCCCGGCTTAACCGCTTGCGCCCACCGCCTTATAGGGCCGTATGGCGGCCTGTGCGGCCTTGTTCCGCTATCAACATAGTTCATATAAGATTCGATAAGAACGTCGCCTATAATGACGCTGCCGGCCTCACGAACCCTTTTTTCCAGGCTTTTTACTCCCCGCCCTGTCGCTACGTGGCCCTGATCTCTTATTTCCTGCGCCGCGGCCGCCATAATCGCTTCAAGGGAAGCTTCGACCGCCCGCCTTAATTCCGCGCTCATTGTGCAATTGGTGTTAATTCGACTTCCTTTGTTTCATGGTCGAATGAAATTCCTTCTTCGCATATTTCGACCCGAAGGAAGCAGGTCGCAGAACGAAAGCCTTCGACCCCAAAAAAGGAATTGTCGTAGCTTTCCGGAAGGTAAAGAAGGTGCGATAAAAGATTGTACCCCGTTTTAGCTGTGTATCCTTCGATTGTCGCCCGGGCTTCCGGCATCCAGGCGCTGACCGTTCCACCAAATCCGTCCGCAATCTCATATTCCGAAAAAGAACGAAGTTCCCGAATAAGGTTATGTAAAGCGGTCGTATTTTCGATGTCGACTTCGGTAATTCCTAAAACGCGCCCCTGACAATCTTCATCCTGAACGATCGTAAGATAAACTTCCGCTACCATTGAAGAAGCAGAAGAGTGCGCAAACGTCCGCTTCCATTCAACCAAAAGCGCCGGGAATTCGCGCCGCATCGTATTTTCTTCGGCGCCGGAAAGAAACCAATTCCTGGCCCAAAAGGCGCCGGAAAGGTAGTCTGCATAATTCCGCCCGAAGTCGTCCTTCGCTATATCGCCGCTTTCGTCAAGGAAGGAAAAACAATTAACCCGAAAGCCGGAATCCTGTAACGGCCATGATACGACTATTTGCCGAAGGATTAATTTGAAAAGTTCAAAATTCATTTTGGACTATATTTATACTAATATTACTTATTATAGTATACCCCGGTTTTTTGACCGGGGGTCCCCTGGTTTTTTGACCGGGGGTCCCCCCTTACCCCTGGTTTTTTGACCGGGGGTAATCAAGTAATTCTTCCAGGCATTGCGGAAGCGTTCCATCGAAAACAATAAAACTTCTTTGAAACTTGTTTGCCGCCTTCGCTACGATGCCGCCATACACGGCCCGGTTAAATTTCGTATCCGCTACGATTTCCGGCGGGCCGTCCCCTACTTGAACAAGCAGGTATTTTTTTTCAGTCATTTTTAATAAGTATTTTCCCGTAAAAAACTTCAAATGAAACTGAATGGACCACGGCCGCCATAACAAAGATGAAAACGAACAAAACCCAGACTGGCCCTTCGTAAGGATTAAGAACGCCGGAAATCGCAAAGGCGCCAAATGCAATGTTATAAAAGCGGTTTTGTATGAACTGGAAAAGATGCCATCCATCGGTAAGAAAAACAAGCGCCGTCGAAGAAAGCGGGAAGGCTTCGCCGTTTTCCTTCTTCCCGTCCTTCCATTTTCTTTGCCAGCTTACCTTCGGATTCCAGAACCATACGGCCTTCCCCATCTTCGGGAAAATACTTTGGTCGTAATGGTGTACCAGGGTATCCATTACCGCATTAGCCGCGCCGGCGATAGAAATGGAAGCAATCCCTAAAATAAGCCAAAAGTCGAAAATCTGAAAAATCATTGTACCTTAATTCTTCCGGCCCGAAGGCCGATTAAATAAATTAGCTGTTCGAAGTCCGCCCGAAAAACCCCTTCAAAAGGATCCGTTTTACCGTCCTGGAAAAGCCCGTTTTCCATCGCTTCTACGTAGACCCATTGCAGGCCTATAAGTTTTTGCGTTTGTTCGGAAGCGGCCCTTATTACCCGTTCCGCCCTGCTTCGTGCCTTCGCTTCTTCGGTATTCCGCACCGGCAGGTTTATCCGTGGCGCTCCATGTATAAAAAGCGCATAATGGCCATTCTTTTCAAGTCTTGAAAGGTACTGGCCAAAAAAAAACGGACGCGAAGAACGATGTCCATCGGAAGTGCGGAGAAATGCCGCGCCCGGTCGTCAATAAATTGCGTCAAGTCACGGATATTGGAAGGAAGGCGTTCACCTTTCTTTCGAAGCAAAACGGCCATCGCCCTAAGTTCTCGTTCGAATTCAATCGCCCGGGAAGGATCCCCGTTCTTTTCAATCGCTTCGGTAAGAAGTTGGTCATTACGTGAAATGGTAACGACTTCGCCGGCTTCGTAAGTCTTAAGCATTAAAACCCTTTTTGCGTCGTCGGGCTCAATGAAAAAAGCTTCGCCCTTATATTCCGCGGAAAAGGTATGATCGATTCCTTCCTTTTCGACTTCTTCCATTTTGTCACGAATAAGGGAAAAAAGGTGGCCGTAAAGCCTGAATTTCGAAAGGAAGTCGAAAGCGAAAGGCCGGCGCAAGGCTTCCGAAGGATCTTCACCGGGGAAATTTAGGGGCAACTTTTCGACCGGCCCACGGACAAAGACGGAAATAATGGCCGCCAGGGCGTCTTCTGCCTTCTTCGGGTCGTAGTCGTCTATTCCAGAAAGATCGTCAAGCAGCGGCGACGCATCGGCTTCCTGCGGCGTTTTTTCGTAGCTTTCCGGCGATACAACTTCAAAGAACTTATCTTCCGCGGCCCGGAAGTCAAGAAATTCCGAAAAGGTAATTTCTGACACAGAAATAGGAATCTTAAAGACCCCTATTTCCGTGTTCAGTTCGACGTAACCGGCCGGAAGTTCTTTTACATCTTTTGTCATGCTTCTTCGATTACCTTTCGGAAGAATTCATTTAAAACAGCATTCACGCTTCGCAGTCGGGAATTATATTCCTTTCCCAAAGAACCCATAAAGGCCCGGGCGTTTTCGATAATTATGTCGTCGGCAACATCCCCTACCCCGAAGAAGGTATCCAGTTCTTCCCGGGTCGATACGTCGCGAACATCCTGAACTGTAATAACGTCGTCGTCGTCATCGTCGTAAAGTTCTCCGGGCAGTTCGAAGTCGGCTTCTTCCGCTTCTTCCGCTTGGACCTTTACCGGCTTAAGGCCCGGGCCGGATGTCTCCTTCGGCGGGCAACCCGGGCAATCCGGGTCGATGTACGGCGTCATATCCGATTTTCCAAAGATCGCTTCCGACTTTTTAGAAACCGCCGGTTCCCCCTTCTTCCTTACCGAAAGCCGGTTTTTGAAAACGGCGAAAAGTTCCTGCCGGCTTTCCGGGTAAATAGCGACCAGGGAAAATATTAGGTTATTAAAAGATAGGCCCATTTTTCGGTTTTCGCTCCTGGGCAAGGTATCTTCTTTCAAGATTTTGATTAATTCAGCGATTTTACTCATGGCAATAATTTTCCCGAAATATACGGCAAATCGGATAAAGCAGAAAATAAAAAAGCCCCGGCCGGTTTCATCCTAGACATGAAGTCTAGTTAACCGGGCAGGGCATGAAACCCGTGGGTCTTGTAGGCAATTTACCGCTTTTCTTCTATTATTTCAATCGCCCAGGGCCATTGTAAAAATATGGTCCATTCTTTTTCGGGTAACAAAATAATAAGACCTATCGTACATGACCGCGGAAAGCCATGCGGCCCGGATCGATCCGAAGCCTTCCCATTCTTCCCAAATGTCGGCGTCACCAAAAACATATTCTTCGACGGAAGCGGAAGCCGGCCGCAAGGCTTGTAAATTTTCGGTCATTTCTTCATTCGAAACATCCATATAAAGAAAAGAAAAGTCAAAATCCTGATAAACGGGAAATACGCCTTCGACGGGGAAATGATCCCACGGCGTATGCCTGGAAAGGTAAAGCCAAAATTCAGCGCCGGCAAATTGTATTAATACTTGCGACGGGTTTTTTTCATAAGATCCCGTATCTTCAATTACGGAGTAAACACCCGAAGGTATTATACTTTCGATTCGACTTTCCGAATATCCGTAAGATACCGCAACAATCGGAAAAGGAATAAATACTTTGTAGTCCTTCATTTTAACTCGTTATTTAGTTGATGATGTAAAGCTAAATAAAGCATCTCAAAAAGTCAAGCTTTTTTGACAATTTATTTTTGCTCCGATCTTTCCCGGATCCGGCTTTTTACTTCCTTTCCTACGGCTAATGGTCCTAAATAGCCGGTTTCCAGGTCCGCCGGCGGATTCCATTTCTTCCGAAGGAAAAAGGCCGCGCAGAGTAAAAGAATAGCAAAAATTAGCACATGGATCCGGTTAAGTTAAGGTCTTATTCGTATTTGTCCGCCATCCCGTTTTCCAAAAGGTGCGGGCCAAGGTTTATCCAAAAAACGGATTTTTCAAGTTCGATAAGCGTCCAAACGTCGGAAAGGTAGCGCCCGTACTTCCCGGTCCTATCGTCGTAGGTCATAAGAAATACTTCCTTCCCTTCGATTAAGCCCCGGACATAGTCCCGGACCCGGACCCCTTCCGGACGTTCCGCACCCCTCACTTCCGGGGTATCGACGTTCGCAAGGCGGAAGGTATGAACGACGGAAACCGAAAAACCCAAATCGACTTTCGCCGTAAAAGTGTCGCCATCGTATACGCTTATCACTTCGGCTGGATAAACGTACATTCCGCTTTCGTCGATCCATGGCAGATCCCCGGGCGTAAAGATAATTTGCGCCCCGGAAGGCGTAGCGGCCAGAGTTACGGCAAGAGCCACGGCCAGAGTTAAAAATTTGTTCTTAAGCCGGTTAAATATCTTATCCAGCTTGCGTACCTTCTCCTTTTGAAGGGTATCTTCCGGGAAGGCCGGCGGAATGCGATCCGGGTCTATTACCCAAACATACCAGTACTTCACCATCTTTCCGGCGGTCATCTTTTCTTCCTTAAATTCGATATGCGCAATCCGTGACGCTGACGGAAGTGAAGAAGTCGGCATTACTCCTACGTAAATCATTTCACCTTATTTTTATAGCCTGGAAGTCCTGGCCGTTAACTTTTAAGTCAATTCCGCCACCGAACCCTATAACGTAGGCGCCAGAAGCGTGCTTAAGAACCTGACCAGGAAGGCGGGGATGAATAGACTTAACTTTGCATTTTTTGGGATCTTCCGGCGCCGGAAGCGCTTCGGCGATTTCCTTAGCCCGGAATAAAAGGTAAGGAGTTGGTGTGTTTTTGTTCATTTCAACTTGCTTTAAAAGCAAGGGCCGAAGCCCCTGCGAAAACTAACCAATTTGAAAAATTCTGCTTATCAAATATAGCAAATATTACCGAAAAGACAAAAGGCCGCCCGGGAAATGTCCGTTTTATTCTTCTTTTTCCGCCGCCGGCAGGATTCCGTCCTGTAGGAATTCGATAAACCGCACAAGTTTATCACTTTCGCGCATATCGGTTTGATCCCTTTCGATCGCCCGGAAAAGGGAAGTCGCGCCCAGGCCGCAGAACATTTCGATCTGGCTTAAATTAAGTAAGGCCCGGTTTTTTAGGTAACGGTCCTTCAGCCAAAGAAAGGCATCTTGCCCCGTTTTAATCCTACTCATTTTCTTCATTAATGTAGCTTCCATTAGTTCGGCTTTAATTTATCAAAATTTTATGACTTAAAACGAAGGCAAGGTATGGCTTTTTAATTTAATTGTCAAACATTTCTGACTAAAAGGTAAAAAAAAAGCCCCTGCCCTTTTAAGGCAGAGGCATAAAACAAATCACAATCCCAAAATTTATTTTTCCATTTCGTCAATCATTTGTAGCGCCCGTGTCCAGTAGTTAAGATTTTCCGTATGACCGGAAAGCTTTTTTTCCAGGCTTCGGATATGTTTGGCCAGGACGTCATCGGACCATTTGTTTGTATCCCGGAAAACGGAAGTGCGGCGCCGGGCGTGATTAAGTTCGGTTTCAATGTTTAATACGGAATGCGCGTACCGGCTTTTACTTCCCGTTACCGAACGGCGGTCCTTCCATTCCCACTTTCCGGTTTGCCGGTTCTTATGGTAGAACTTAACCTTTCCGTCGATGACTTCGACGGCCGGCCCGGAAGGCGCCGGGTTTTCCTTTTTCGCTTCCGCCCGCAAACGGTCTTTTTCGGCTTCCGCCTTCCGTGCTTCGGCTTCTTCCCGGATCTTCCTGCGTTCATCTTCCAGCGCCTGCCGTGCTGCTTCGAAAGCGGCCCTTGCTTCTTCGTTTACTTTCTCATTCGGGTTTTCGTTTATAGCGTGAATCCCAGTTTCCACCTGCGTTTGCGACGTTTGCGCATAATCGTTTGTGGGTCCGTTTGCGGGGGCTTCTACCGATCCGGCCGGATCGTTTGCGCTCGTTTGCATAACCCCGGCCGGATCGTTTGCGCTCGTTTGCAGGTCGCTTTCTGTTACGGCATTAGCCCGGAAGAAAAACCCGCCTTCCGGATCCCGGGCATAACTTCCCGAAGAAGGAACCGAAGCCGAAGAAGCCCGGGGTTCTGCGTCGATTTTCTTTTCCAAACCATCTAAAAACCTATTTGCGCGGGCGTTTACAGCTTTTCCGGCGATTGAAAAAGCGCGCTCAATAACAGTGCGATCCGGGTCCGCTTCTTCTTCCGGTAGTTCCTTCCCGGCGCCATGAAAATAGATGGCCGCAAGATGGTAGTAAAACCACAAAAAACCGGAAGAAGCAAGGCCCAGGAATACCAGGAAGTAGAAGTATAGGCCTTTTACCGTTTCCGTAATGCCCTTATTCCTTTCATCGCCTTCTTCGATCTTTGCTTTTTCCCGCTGATATTCCGCGGAAATCATCGTTACGGCTTCGGATTCTCTTTTGTCAATTCCGGATAACTCCGAAGCTTTCTGCTTTTCAAGTTCCGCCAATGCGATTGAAAGATCGCTTTCCAGGTCCTTAATGCTGGCATCGGCTTTGTCAATGTAACCCTGGGCCCAGCCATTACCGGCGTCTTTTAGCCGATTGTACTTCTTCCGGTAATTCCGCCATTCGGAAATAAGGCCCGCGTAGCGCCCTTTTTCAGCATCGGCAAGGCCTTTATACCTTTCCTTTATTTCCGCCCGGTCAGCACCGAACGTTTGCCGCTCACGGTATTTTTTGCCGTCGTATTCGCGCTTCAATTCTGTGATGTCCGTATATTCGAATTCAGGCGCCGTTTTTTCGCCCAATAGGGTAGCGCCCATAAAGGAAAGGACAGGACTTAAGAAAAGGCCAAAAAGGGCTAAAACGGTAATAGGCCGCTTCATTTTGGACCAGTATTCCCCGGAATATCCCTTTACTTTTTGAACTTCCCAGATGCTGACATTACTATCTATTAACTTTTCAATCCATATCGCTACGAAGGCGCCTATAGATAGGGAAGCGACCGAAAGCCATACCCCAAAAGCGTGGCTTATAGTGCTGCTTTCCATGAAAGTTTTTACGGAAAGAAGGGAAAAAAGGAAGTTCAGGACGTGCGCGCCGCGCTTCGCCCAAACAAACTGCTTCATGTAGCGCCCGTAAAAGCGGGCAAAAGTCCTTGAATTGTCGGTGTTAAAAGCCATCTTATTCGTCTTTTTTGCTTCTTAAATAGCACCGCGGAAGGTGCAAACGTTTGCAATGTAAGAATTTTTTCGTTTGCGTCAAAATCGTTTGACTTGCAAACGGTCCAAACGGTTCGACCGGATCGGCCGGAAGCCTTTAGCAAACTGGCGCAAACGACGATGGGGAAGGGCGCAAACGACCGAAAAATAAAAGCCCCGGAAGTCAGAAAAGACTGACCGCCGGGGCTTCGTTTGCGAATCGTTTGCAAGCCGTGCAAACGACGTTTATCGTGTGATGCTTTCGGGAAGGTCTGCTAAATACATCGGATTTTCCAGCATGATTTTATTTTTCAGGATAAACAAATAGTTTTCGCACAAACCCGGATCCGGCGATTTTTCAAAAGCCGTCGTTTCGCCTTCGCGTTCCGGTTCCGGATGTTCCGGGGAATCAGTTTTTTCTTCTTCGTTTTTTTCATCACCAATTAACTTTTATTTTCATGACTTTTGAAGGGTCGAAGCGCCCCGGGGAACATTTCGCACATGACATTTCATATTTCGGTTTGCGGGAATATCCAACTTCGTATCCGCAGGCGACGCATGATACAGTGTACTTTAATTCCGGCGCATTAACGAAGTCCACCGCGTGACCTTCCGGCGCGTTAAGCCGGCGCGCCCATCGCTTGAATTTCCGATCATGGTCGCGGGCGTTATCATGTATTGACGCCAGGGCGTGCGCAGCTTCATGCGCGATGATTTTCCACATTTTTTCCAGGTCGTTAACCTGGATAAACGGCCAGGAAATGAAAATAGCGCCGGAATGCCGGCTTTTAAACTTACATTGTCCAATGGCCCGCCGCGTTTTTCCTTTTTCGATAGGGAAGGCCCCTAATTCTGGATATTCATCCTGTAAGGCGTGATAACGCTGCTTTAAATAGGACCACCGTTCCGACGGGGTAAGTCCGTCTTTTACTTCATAATTGTTCATCTTAACTCGCTTTTAAGGTTTTAAAATCTGTCTGCTTCTTCGGTCGCTTCGGCATCCGTAGGAACAGCCGAAAGCTTTATGCTTCTTTCCAGGTCGTGCAACCAGCGAATATACCGGCGCGCGTGCGCAGCGTTACGGGCAGCAACAACTACGGAAAAAAATTCCCCGGGGTAATAAGGTTCTTCCCCGGTAACTTCAAAATTTTGATACTTAACTCTTTTAGGCATGATTCCAGGCTTTTAAAGTTCGGGGCCGAAGCCCCTTTAATTTATTTCGACGGTCCCGGCTGGACGATTTCGGAAAGGATCCGGCTTTTTTGATCGCCGTGCGCTTCCCGGACTTCTTCCATGATCCCACCTTTCCGAAGGCCGGAATACTTTTCCCGGATCGCTTTCCAGGAAGCAAAAGGGGTCCCGATATAACCTACACCCCGGTAGGCCCGGGAAGCGGAATTCAGTTGCCCACCGCGAAGGAAACGAACCCGAAGGGATCCGGATCCGGATCCGATAATCGTTTCCGTAATTTCGTATCCGGTATTATTCGGAAGGGTAACAGTAGTGGAAAGGGTAGCGTAAGGCCGATTATCGGCCGTTTCGCTTCGGAATAAGGAATGAGAAATAATTATCATCTCAACTTGCTTTTAAGGTTTTAAAATCTCTTTTGTTCCTTTGATGATACTAAATTAGTGCTTTTCCCTTAATTGTCAAAATATTTGGACAGTTATTTTTTGGAAAGATCAAAAAAAAAGCCCGCATTTTTCATGCGGGCCGAAAAGCGAGTTAATTAGAAGGATAGATTTTTTTCCTAGCAATGCGCCAGGCTCTTATCAGGTCGGAACATTCATATACGACGTATGAACCACCGCGCCGCGCCGCCCGCCGCCGCCCGGCATCTTCCGCATTTTCTTTTTTCACAAAAGGGCCGCGTGGCCGGGCCTTTATCATCCATCGGTCGCGTTCGATCCCTTCTTCGGGCAGTTCTTCGGCATGATATAGACAGTAAAACATGGTCAGTAAATTTTGATAAAGATACGGCGCCGGCGCCGGACCTAAAGATTTTTCAAAACGTATTCCCGAAAAAATTTGTCGCCAAGTTCCAGGCGGTCAGCTTCTGCCAGGGCTTCCCGGATCATCCGCGCCGTCGTCCGGCCGCGCCGGTAGTCGTCTAAAAGCTTTTCCCGGTCGCGGTTTAAAATATCGCCGTGCAAGTTCATGCAGTAACCGCGGGAAGCCAAAAAATAGAACAGAGCGCGGTCACGACGCGCCCAGGGGACGAAAAGATCAAAAGATACCTGGTACATACCGTTGGTTAATTCGCCGTTCCTGGTCGAAACGTCGGCTTCCAGGCCTAAAGATCGAATCGAAGTCGCAAGGCGCTGCGCATCGTTAAAGCCGAAGATAAACACGCGGCCGAAAGATCCAGGCGTTATAGTCATATTGTTGATTGTCGGGAAGGCTTCCAAAAGGGCGCCCCGTAAAATTGAAGCTTCCTTTTTATCGGCAATTATATTCGAAAATTTCATGATAGGTAATTTTTAAGGTGAAAAAGTAAAGGTCGTTTATAGGGTCCGGGTTGAAAAATTATTCTTCCCAAAGGAAGGTAAAAGCTACTTCCCAGGGCTTATAAGAAACCTTTCCTAAGCTATAATGAAGATCATAGTAAAGGCCGAAGGTATGGAAAAGGGCTTTCCGTTCGCCGGCGACGCCGAAGCGGTCAAGCATGATTTTAATAACCCTCGCTTCCGTCCGGGCCTGCGCAGCTTCTACTTCCGCGAAGCAGTCCCCGGATCCGTCAAGGGATAATTCGCGGGAAAAGTATTCGTCGACTTCCAAAAGTTCTTCGGAAAGGATCCGGCCCAGGGCTTTTACTTCGCCGGGGCTAATGCTAAGTTCGGGGAAAACTTCTTCGGGTTCGATTTCGGAAGGGTAGTAAACGCAGGCGGATTCACAAACGACCATGTATTCGGTATTTTCCCAATCGTAATAAAGGTTAGAATCAATCCAAACCTTCTTAATCAGCGAATAGACTTTTTCGCGGATAACTTTCCCGTCGCTATGCGTAGAAATGAATTCAGCGCCGATTTTTAATTCCGGCCGGCCGGGGATTTCGGTAACTTGTTTGCGACTTAATAAGACTGACTTTGTAACTTTCATTTTAACTCGCTTTTAGTTGAAAATATCCTTTGTTTCTTTGATGATACTAAATTAGTGCTTTTCTCTTAATTGTCCAAATTTTTTGACAACTATTTTTAAAAAAGGTCGAAAAAAAAGGCGCCCGAAGGCGCCCCGTTTTTTATACTCCGAAAAGCGTTTCGATAGCGACCAGGGCGGCCGCTTCTTCGAATGCTTCCGTCTGATGCGGAAAGTTCATTTCGATAGCCATAATAAGGGAAGTAAGGGTTTGGATCCCTTCCGCGAAGAAGGTATACGCCGCTTCTTTATAAGCCGGTCCTTCAAGGCCTGAAAAATGGTCCTGGAATTCGCGGGCTTCCATTTTAGATTCGATCCAACCCATGGCGTAAAAAACCGCCTTTTCGAATTCTGGCTTTTCGATTTCGGACCGGTAAACCTGTTGGAAATGTGCTGAAATTTTCATCTTAACTCGCTTTTTGTTTAAAAAATCTCTTTTGTTTCTTTGATGATACTAAGTTAATGCTTTCCTTTTGTTTGTCCAAATATTTTGACAAATATTTTCAAAAAAATGATTTTTTTCGTGCGGATATTAGATCCCATTAATTCGCAAGGAAGCGCATAGAAGCGCAGGGAAGCGCAGGGAAGCGCAAGGAAGGACAGGGAAGGACAGGAAAAAAAAAGCGCCCGAAGGCGCCCTTCCCGAAGCCGGATCCGCCTAAAAGGCATCTTCCGGAAGGTTTTCGAAAGAATCTTCCAGGGCTTCGTCGATGACGGCCTGTCCCGCTTCGTAGGCTTCGATTTCCGCCAGGGCTTCTTCGTAGGCTTTAACGGCGATTACGTCGCAAAGGCTACGACCGAACGAAAATTCCTGCTGCATGTAGGCCGACACGGCAGCTATTACAACTCTGCGAGGGTTTTCGCGCACGAAAGGCTTCGTGGCGTTGATTACCTTCCGCGAAAATTTTTGCGCGGCTTCTGAAGTTAGGCGTCCATCGGAAGTGAAATTCGACATGATCGGAAAATTTGCCCTGACCGGCGGGCCGCCGCTGGGAGAAATCCCCCTGGCTACCTTCGTAGCCTTATTTCCTTTGATGATACTAAATTAGTGCTTTCCTTTTATTTGTCCAAATATTTTGACAAATATTTTTCGCAAATGTAGTATTTTTTTTTCGTGCCGTTTCTGCCGTTCCTTCCAAAAGGAAGAAAAGGAAGAAAAAAAAAGGGCGCCCGAAGGCACCCTTTCCGGATCCGGCCGGCGGGCTTAAATTCGGTTCTTCGCCCGGCTTAAACTTTGCTGATTCCAGATATTCGACATCCACTGACCAGCAAAAACCCGGTTATCTTCGTACATACGGGGCCGATAACTTTTGACCCCTTCGCCTTTTTCATCTAAGAAAAGGAAGGATCCGTAAAGCCCCATATTATCCTGGCGGAAGGTAGCCGGACCGATCCAAACAAATCCCCAATCTTCGGATTCGGCGTATTTTTCCGTAAAGTCGGGAAAAACGAAAGTCATTTCGGGGTCGTTCATTACGTCCCCGTTTTGGACGTAATTATGCGCGACCGAAAAACGGTAAAACCGGCCTTCCTTCGGAAGGATCCGGACCGTTACCGGCATAAAACCGGAATCCGGGCCGTTATTATCAATTTCCAGGAAACCACCGTTTTTAACAGCTGCGGCGTAAAGTTTGTAAAGCTTCTTAGTTCCTGCGGTGTTTACTCCTTTCATTTCAACTTGCTTTAAAGGTTAATAATGATTTTTTTTGTTTCCTTCGATGATTCAAAAGTAATGCTATTTTTTGATACGTCAAAGCTTTTTGACAAAAAGATTAAAAAAAACCTGCCGGGAAGGATCCGACAGGCTTTTTCTTTTGGTCCTACCTTTCGGAAGGGAAGGCGATAAGAAGGCCACGGGGTTTCTTCGGCCGAAGTTCCAAGTACAGATCTTCGATTCCGGCCGATCTAAGGCGTTCTGTCAGTTCTTCCGGTAGTTTATACCGGCCCGGCATCCGACCGCCACGGACCCGGCTATGCGCCGACACGGCATTCGTTAGGGCCGCTGACATCCCAGGGATACGCTTCCGGATGCACCGGGTGACTTTTGGGGATAAATCTTTAACTTCTTTACGGTTCATAATAACTTACTATTTGGTGAAAAAATTAACGGATTCCAATTTTTTTGTCTTTCATAATTATTGATTTTTACCAATATGAACATGAACAATCGCTATCGCCAGGGCGCCGTAGGGGTGAGGGTGCCAGAAGTCGGTATCGGCTTCCGGATCCGTAGCGCACCATTCGGCGAAGAAAGTCCATTTGTACGCTTCGGCTATAAGGGTTTGGGTTTCCTGGTGATGTGCTTCGATTATCTTAGCGCCGGTTAAGAATTCCTTATACCGGACGTCGAAGCTGCCCAGGCCCGAAATTTCCAGGGTCCCGGCTTCGCTTCCGGGCGCCCGGCGGGCAGTTACGGAAACATAACCAACGGGCGCCATTTTGATTTCTATTTTTTCGGTTCTCATTAGATGATGTTGAAAAGGATTTCCGAAATGACAACGTAGGGGTTTTTACCCACACGGTGAAAGTCTTTTAAGGAAGAAGTACTTGCAATCCATTCCCCGGGGTCGACTTCGAATGCGTGCGCGATTAATTCGTCGCCGTCGTAGGCCTTAATCCAGTCGTTATTTTCCAAAAGGCTTTCTACCTTAAGAATAAGGTCAAGGTCAAGGTCTGGAATTACCAGTCGGCCGGGGTTTTCAACGGTAGGTTCTGAAAATTGAATTTCGGCGGATTCGCCCGACCAATTTGCTTTATTAATTACTTGCTTTTTCATCTTAACTCGCTTTTAGATATTAATAATAATTAGATAAGTCCGTATGCCATCTTAAGGGCTAAGGGCGCCGAAGAAAGAAGTTCTTCCCGGGCCGCCTTCCGTTCTTTTTTGTAGGTTTCAATTTTCGACTTCGCTTCTTTGATAAGCGGATAATTTATCGTTTCAATCGCTTCGAAAATAACGGCGCGCAAAAATTCTTTATCCGCTTCTAGGAGTTCGAAAAATTCGAAGCCTAATTTTGCCTTTTCGGAAAGACGGTAAGCTTCGGCCGCGGCTTTCTTTTTCATATCCTTAAGGTTCGCGCCGGGAAGGAAGCGCCCAAGACCGAAAAAGTGGTCGAAGTTTTGACAAGCCGTATTCGCGGCGCGTTCCGCTTCGTAAATGAAGTTTTCCAGCTTTCGGATTTCTATTTTGGTTGTTTCGTCGAACTTCCGGATTTTGTCGTTGAAATTTTTCATAACTCGCTTTTTGTTTTTTTTAATTTCTTTCGATGATTCAAAAGTACTGCTTGTTTTTCTAATAGTCAATTTTTTTTGACATTATTTTCAAAATATTTTGACTTTTTTTTACTTAGTATAGGAATATCCGGTAGTTCGCGGCCGTAGCTTCGCGTTCACCGTCGCCATGACCAGGGTATCGACGCATTCGTCGTGGGCGCCGTCCGGAAAGCGGGCGCATTGGTCGATAAAGGATTCGTTCCATGGACCTTCGACCAGGACGACACGCTTTGTTTCCAGGATATGCGATATAGAATTTACCCGGGCGATTTTGTCGCCTTCGGGCATCTTCCATTCTGCGACGTTAAGCGCGGTATAGTCGCGCAGGTACTGAAAGATTGAAGTTCCGCTTGCCTTCGGTTCGATATAAACCGGCGACGTTACAGGGCCGGCATCGAAGCGGCGCGTTCCGTGTTCTTCGATAAAGGCCGTCATCGTATTAATAAGCTTCCCGAAGGAAGCCCGTACTTCGACATAATCCCATAAGAAAACGTATCCTTTAAACTCCGAATAGCAAAGGATCCCGGAAGGATCATTTTCGGTCTTTTCTTTATAGGCCGTATCGGCCACGAATTCCTTTAGGGCCTTCCGGGCGCCGGCCGGCGCTTTATGGTAGGGTAGAACCGGCAACCATTCCCGAAGGATAATATTCCCTTCCAGGGCCGCCGGCTGTTGCCCGTACTGCCCGGCATATTCCCTACTTCCTAAATCGGTTTTTGCTTCCGACAGGACTTTCGGACCCAAGCGAACCGGGTCAAGGAAGCCGTCGGTATAAATTTTGCTTAATTCTTCCGGCAGGACCGGATAATCAGATGTTGCCGGAAGGCAAATGTGGCGGATCCGCTTTCCGCTTTCTTCGGCCTTCTTAATCCAATTTCCGGCCGGGTCAAGTTCATGCAGGCGCTGCATGATTAAAATAATAGGGGTATTCGCTTTATCTATTTTCCGGGTCGACAGTGTTTTGTCGATCCATTCGGAAGCAGAAGGAAGGATCTTTTCCGATTTTGCGGCTTTCGGGTTTAATGGGTCGTCGACAATGATAAGATGGGCGTGCTGCCCGGTGATGTTAGCGCCCGTCGAAGTCGTTTTCCGGAATCCGCCGGAAGTGTTCATGTAGAAGCTTTTGGCATCTACGTCTTTTCGGATTTCAATGACGCCTGGAAAAAGGCGTTGAAATAAGTCGCTTCCTATGCAGTCTTTCGAAAGCTGCGCATGGAACATTGAAAGGCCGCCGTCGAAGGATCCGGAAATTGTACGAAGGGAAGGGTCATTTACCCATAACCAAACCGGGAAAAGAACCGTCGCCATTGTCGACTTCGAAGAACCCGGTGGAACATTGATTATTAGGTCGTAATCTTTAGGCTGCCGGTTAATTACCTTTTCGCCTATCTTTTGCAGTTCATCGCAGATAACCCGTATATGTGGGCCTTCTACAAATTTTTCTTCGGAAACCGTCGACCAAAAGCCTTTAAAAAAACGATAGTAGGACCGCCGGTAACCCTCCGCGGCGCCGCCAATAACCATACTTATCGCCTTTTCCCCCGTCATTCATTATCGCCGTTTTGACTTTCAAAGATTTCTAAAAGCTGGTTGACTTGTTCATCAGAAAGCTTCGAAAAGTCAACAGTCGAACCGGTGCTAAGTTCGCCGGATACTTCGACCGCACGGCGATGCTTGAAATTTTCCGGATCTTTATTCGTAAGGAAAAAGATAAGGGCCGTATCGGAAGGCGGAATATACTTTTCTCTTACTTCGCTGCTTCGGATTTCCGGTTCCCCGTCCTTGCTTGGAACGTACAAAGTTTTCTTTTCCGTTACCGTGTATCCCTGTAGGCGCTTCTTTAGGGTAGTTCTGGATATTTCCCTTAGTTCTTCAAATTCGTTCGCCCTGGCGGCTTCCTGTGCCTTTTTAAAAGCGGCCCCAACTTCCGGTATCTGTTTCGACCACGAATAAAAGGTAGTATCGACCAAACCTTCCGATTTACAGCAACTTTGAAGCGTATATTTACCCGTCGAATACTTCGCGCAGATAGCTTCGGCGATTGCTATTTTTTTCTTCTTCGTTAATCGTGTTCCCTTTTTCATAATCCATTTTTTTATTCAGGTATCCATGCGTTCGACCAACCAGAATTCCGGATAAGGTCGCTTTCTGGGATCCCTTTTCGATTCGCCAGTCGGATAACTTCTTCTTCTTCCATTTTTAGCCGGGCCATGATTTCTTCGACCGAAATTCCTTCCCGGACCATGTCGCCTACAATATCGGCCATCTTCAAAACGGCGTGCGTTCCCCGGGCGCGGTTATGCCGTATGGTAGCCATCTGCTGGCTTTCGTTATCCTTTGGAATAATCGTTACCGTAGGGACCATTCCGGAAGTCATGGCGAAAACTTCTTGGTGGCCGGACACAGTCCAACGGTGAAAACCGTCTACGATTTCGTTATCAGAGTTAATAACGATCGGCTGAGTCCACCCATCTTCAAGGATCGAAATTTTCAGTAATTCAAGCTCCGGCGGTGCGACCACGTTAGGGTTATAGCCGTTTGGCTTTAATTCCGATCGGTGCCGCCAGATCACATTATTAACCGGCTGATTTTCTTTACTTCTTTTTTCCATAAATTTTCAACGCTTCTTCGTATGATTCAATTCCCAACTTTTCCCGGACCCGGATCGCCTTAAGATCAAAGTTGTTCGCGGCCCGGCCTTTTAGATCGCCCCTAGTTGCAATTTTGCAAAGGTCTTTCCAGCATACGCCGGTAAGCGGATGGTTGCTTTCTTCCGGAATCGCTAAATCTGTTTTATCGTAATGCTTCTTTATTATATCATTAATATTTCTCCGAATAATCTTCCGTTCCTTATTCCCGTACCTTTTTACGATAACATTTAAGTACTGCTTCCATGTCAATTCTTCGGGCTTCGTAAAATCCCCGACGCCATAAAGTTCCGTTTTCGCGTATCTCCACGCCGTCGCTACCCCGGGGACGCGGTTTAACATCTTATGCCACATTTCCGGCCAGCATTCGGCGTAAAACCAAAGATTCTGAATCGATTCCTGGCCGTAAGGCGGCGCGACACGCTGGAAAAGCAAACTATTGTATAGCTTCGTTTTATTTAAAATATCGTAGGTCTTATTGTAGTCGATCCCGGTTTCGGTAACGAGGCGCCAAACATCTTCGCTTTTCCAGTCGTAAAGCGGGTGAGCGTGTGCGACATTTTTTCGAAGCCTAGAAATATAATTATCGTTCTTTTTAGCTAAAACGATCTGCTGCCGCCGGTAGGATTCCTGCGCCCGGACCCCGGTAACAAAAACAAAGCTTTCCGGAATATCGTAAAATAGGACTTCCGAAAACTCCTGGAAGGAAAGTTCTTTCTTAAAGCGCGGATGATCCGTAATAACATCTTCCGGAAGCGGGCGCACCCATAGGTCCTTTTTTTCAGGATTCCACGGATACCAATAGGGGTTTTTTGTAGAACAGGCGTTTACTTTTTGAAGGGGCAGGCAATACCATTCAAGTTTTACGTCTGGTTCCCTGCGGACCCTTTCGACATATTCGATAGTCGGCGGGTGAATAGCCTCTTCATCAAAGAAAACGACATGAACCGGGCCGCGGCCCAACTCCTTCGCCACTTCCCGGGTAATATGCAGCGCGGCCGTCGAATCTTTCCCGCCCGAAAAAGAAACGACCACGTTATCAAAGCGAGAATAAAGGTAACGGATCCGGTCCTTTGTTGCTTCAAAGACATTTTTTTCTATTTCTTTTCTTCGCCTCATGCTTTTACTTTCATTTGGCCCGGGCCGAAATTGACCCGGGCCGATCGTTTTTTACTTTGTTCGGATTTCTGGCATTAAGCTTGCTGATACCCCTTCGACGATGGTTCTATTTAACATCGGGTGATTTTCATCCTCCGGCCCGAAGTCACTATCCGGATGATAGGCGATAAGCTTCATGGTTACATCCTGGCCGTGGTCGCTTCGGAATTTATGAAGCTGATCCGTTTTCAAATAGAAAATCTGCCCGGTGCGCAAGTGGTGTTGTTCGATCTCATTTTTCCCGGCCGGCGTTTCACAAACAGCGCCGCCGACGATAATAAAGCCGGACCGGGTGGAAGGGTGCGTGTGCATCGTTTGGTTTATACCTTCCGGCATATAGAGCGCATTTAGGCACGGATCGCCCTTTTTAATCGGAGCGTAAAGGATACTATCTTTGCAGCCGTCGATATATTTCAGGCGCCCTTCCGGTTCCCATTGCCCCATGGAAAGGGTCCCTTTATATCCGGTCCGCTGCCATACGGCCACCCGGAAATTTCCCGCCCATGTTTCTGCCTTCGCAACAAAGCCGGCGGGCGTCGAAAACCAAAAGCCTTCGGGTACGGTAATCGAATATTTTGCACCGGCCGGATTTAATTCGATCGACCCGGAATGAACGTAGCCCCAACAGCCGCCATCGCTTGGAACGTGAAATTCCCGGGGCGTTGGCCGGTCCGGCGTAAAGTTTTCGAATCCGTAAATAACGGTCCCTTCGCCGTCGTCGATAAGACGGCCGAAATAGCTGTTAAAAAGTTTAAAGCCTTGCATAGTTAAAATTGTTTTTGAATGTTTTTAACCGTAAAACCGTGAGAAGCCTGATCCAACGGCTTAAGAATGATTTCGTCCATGTTCAAATGTTCCGGAAGGCGAATAACGGAAAGAACGACTTCCCCTAATTCTTCGGGTTCGATCATTCGAACGCCATCGAAATGCTTCTTTGCCTTTTCTTTGTTGCCGTCGTATCGGCGGGCCTGAAAGTTCGTATTCCCCAAACCGACTTCCAAAGAAGTCGTCCGGATCCCGGTTCCCAACCATTCGCGGCGGATCCCCTTCATTATCGAATTACTGGCCGCTTTTGAAGCGCAGTAATCCACGCCGCCGGGGTAAGTAAAGTAAGCGGCGATACTGCCGACGTGGAAGAAATGCCCGCGGCTTTCTTTAAGATAAGGAAAGGAGTAATGAAGCGCCCACATAAGGCCGACTGTATTTACATTCATTACCTTTTGAAGGTAAAAGGGTTCCTTATCCGAAAGAAAATCTTTCCCGATCGCAATTCCCGCGGAATAAACGACCACGTCGACGGATCTCATTGTTTTTAGAACGCCGGAAATTTCCTTCGGTTTGGTAACATCTACCCAAGGGGTGCTACTTCTTCCGACGGCCATCGTTTCATAACCGGCGGCTTCCAGGACCGAAGCGATGCCGGCGCCGTATCCGGAAGTTCCGCCGATAACTAATGCCTTCTTCTTAACATTCATAAATTACGATTTTTGATATTCACGAAAAATAAAAACCAAAGCATCTTCCAAGCTTTCCAGGTCCTTTTCTTTCCGCACCTCATTAAGGATCCCCAGGACAAAAAGCTTACTGTCGTGGTTCATAACAATTTCAAGCGCGGAAAAATCGTTGCCCATTACGCCTTTGGGCTTATCCTGGGCCGTGTCGCCGGCGTTTTCCCCGTCGTCGTCGTCATCGTCGTCCGGTAGAAATTCGCCCAGCCAGCCGGGAATTTCAAGGCCCCAGGACTTTAACTTCGCCGTTTCCCATCCATTAGCGATATCATCCCAATTCCAACGGCCATACGAAACGTTATCTTTGATAATAAATTCCTGCTTTTGTTCTTCGGTAAGGCCCTTTGCCTGTGTTACCCACGAAGCGGGAATTTCCTTATATCCCAAAAGGATAAGGCCCTGGTAACGCATATTCCCGCCCAGGATCATGTTATTTTCATCAACGATAATAGGACGCAAAAACATCATTTCTTCGAATTCCTTAATAGAATTCCGAAGATCGGAAAGGCCCTTTTCAGTTATTTCCCGGGGGTTATTCGGGTTCGGCTTAAGAGTGCTTAGTTTAATCTTTTTCATCTTTCTTCTTCAGTTCCGTTTCCAGTTCTTTAATCCATGGTATTTTCTTAAAGATCCGGTTAATAACGACCGCGGCGACGTTATTTCCCGTTACTTCTGATATATTTTCAAGCGTGCTGCGAAGTTCCGTCCATGCGATAAAAATAACGAGCGGATAAACGAGCGGGAACCACGGGAAGAAAATCTGCTGCGTCATGTGTGTTAACATGATAGCGGCGAAGTAGTAAAAAATCTTTTCTACGGTTCGCCGCATTCCCCGGGAAGAAATTCGTTCGCCCTTTTTTTTTGCGGCCTTCGTTCCGGTGATATAGTCCGCTATTATCAAAATAGTAATAGCGGCTATAAACTTAGAAACCGGAAGGAACCACGATCCGGCAAAACTTACGAAGCCGGCCATTACTCCTTTAAGCAAGTCCGGGTAAAACGAAAGGGCTATGTCTCTTACCCTCATTTCATTTTGTAATTTAAGGGCATATAGAACCCGGTATAAATGCTTAAAATATCCCTACGACCACCAGCTGCAGGTGTGTAAAAGAATCCGCCTTTCAAATTATCCTTTCCAACCATCGCCCCGAAGGAAGCCCGCGGGGAACCGTCGAAGGTAAGGCCCAGGACCGGCGAAAAGGTCCATTCCGGGAATACCTTAACCGGCACTTTCTTTTCTACGGTTTCCGTCACCTTCTTTACGTCGATCTGATAATCAAAGGAGTGAAGCGGGCCACCGGTAACTATGTTATACCGAAAGCTGTAAAGTTCCGCGGATAAACTATCGTAATAAGCCCGGGAAGAAAGTAGAAGGGTATAATTGTCAATTATAGAATCTTTATGCCGAACTTCCCGGTCCAAAAGATCGACGATGTTTTGATAAAAGTCTACGGCGTTTTCATATTCAAGCCGGACTGAGTCCAGGGCAGCTTTATCTGTTACCGGAACATGAATCGCCGTTAAGACTTCCTTTATTTTTGGATCCGCCAGGACCGGCTTTCCCTTTAAAAATACCGTATCCCTAATGATAACTTCCGGAATGTTTTCAAGACGACTTATGCGGCCCTTCATTTCGATTATGACAATAAGAGAAGAAAATAGGAAGCCCAGCAAAAGAATAATAATGCCCGTTGTAATAACTTGCTTGTTCATGGTTTATAGTATATTCAAAGGATAAATATACGGGAATACAAATAAAAGGAATAATATAAGCACAAAAAAAGGCGCCCGAAGGCGCCCTGGTTCATTCGTTTTCTTCTTCGGCGGCCGTATTTTGCTCTGGTTCATTCGTTTTCTTCTTCGGCGGCCGTATTTTGCTCTGGTTCTTCTTCTTCTTCCGTTTTCGATTTTAGGTCAAAAATTTTTTTGTAAAGACTTGCAAAGTTAGTAGTGGGATTTGGCATAATTTATCAGGTTTTCAAGTTACAAAAAAAGCACGTCAATTTCTTCTTTGATTAATTTTACTGCTTTCTTCCATTTGAGCAAGAGAACGGAAAGAAGAAAGCAAAGATCGGGTGTCATCCATTGCGGCCAAAATTGTTTTTCCTTTATGCTTCGCTTCTTCGATAACCGCGGCCGCCTTCGGCCATTTCCCTGCGACGTAGGCCGTAAAGATAGTTGAAGAAGTTTTTACCCGCTTGTATTCTTCTTCCGTCATATTGTCGATGGTATAGGCGATAAGGATCGCTTCGAAGCTTTTCGCTAAGCCTGCCACATGGTCATGGCGTGCGGCCATCGAATGAACATCCCGGATCCATTCATCCGTAGCTTCCAGGTCCCGGGCAGAGGGTTGATTACAAAGCAGGTCGTCAACCGTCATTAAATGCGATTTTATTTCGGCGTACATTTCTTGGCCGGTTAAATTTAGCCGGTTCCATTCTTCGCTTTCTTTCTTCATGATCCGATGGCTTCTTCTAAAAGGTGCGAAGAAAAGCGGCGGCACATTCCTTCGTTTTCCAAAATGAAAACAGGTTCGTATCCTTTGACAGAAGGAAGGTCAATAACCATGATGCTATTACCTGAAGCGCTGGAAAATGGCCGAACCCTTGCCGAAGGAAGAACGCGCTGATATTCGCGAATAAAGTCATAAAGCGGCGCCCGGTTTTTTGTAATGATTGGGCTTTTCGCGGCTTCGTATAATTTCCCAATCAAAACAAGACCTTCAACCGGAATTTTGTTCGCATAATGCCCGGATATTTGTTTCGAAGATGTCCAGGTCATTGCCTTTTTCGGATCTTTTAAAATAGAAATCGCTTCGACTTCGGAAGCCTTAACCGAATTGCCCTTCCGTGTCAAATAACGGTATCCCATTTGAAAAAGGATCCGCTGTGCGGCGGCGCCCTTCTTCGGCTGCCGTGCTGTAATAATGGCCATTCCAGATAAATTGAAAATGTCTGTTCCCTGTAATCTCATGTTACCTTGCTTTTAGTTAGTAACCCCGACCGGATTCGAACCGGCGACTTCGGCTTGAAAGGCCGACGGCTTGACCACTTGCCCACGGGGTCCAAAATTAGCGTGCGTAAAAGATCTTGGTTCGCTTCGGTTCGGCGTCGCCGGCGTCGATCGCCTTCTGCTTAAGTTCTTCAAGGCGGGCTTCTGCTTCCCGTACATATTCCGGGAAATCGAAAGTCGTCCTTTCAGTAAAGTAGAATAACCTTTCGTTTGCGCGGAAGCGGTCCAGGTTGTGCGCTGCCATTTCCTCTGATAGCCTTTTCCTTGCGTTTTCCCGGGCTTTTTTCGCGGCCTTATATTCGGCGTCCGCCTTTTCGTATTCGTCAAGCACAGGCCCCGTTGGACCGTATTCGCCTAAGCTGGCCCGGTAGTGCCGGCTTATATCTTCGGTCGTATCGATTATTTCTTCTTCAAGAAGTCGAAGGTCGCCCGGTTCCCATGTAAGGGTAAAGGATTCGGCCTTCGGCCATTGGATTTTTACTTCCGATTTATTAACCGAAGTCGGGAAGCGATGTAATGTCGTATTCGGCACTATCCCAAACTTCCGCCAGTAGGTAAGGGCGCCCCACTTCGACGTTTCCGACCGGGGTTCCCGCCCGGCCGCCGACATATCGAAGTATTCCAGCCTGGGCGTGCCGGAAGGATCCGCTGAAAGAAAGTTGTCGACCGAAATTCGTATCCCGAAGGCGTCGCGAATAACCGCTTCGAAGGGGACATTAATTTGCCCGATGCCGAACGCTTCTTCCATTGCGGAAATGATAAGTAAGACGTCGGTGGATTCTGGCATTTCGCCGTCGGTCATCGCCGTATAGATTCCTTCCATTACCCGGCGCTTAAAATAGCCTACGGGCGTGGTCGTCTTTTCCATTTCGGATTTCTGAAAATACCGGCTTTCGAAGCCGGCTTTGTCGTTATTCCATAACCACAAAACGGAAGGGGAGATACTTTTGAATGGTAGTTTCATTGCTTTTGGTTTATACGGCCAGGACGGCCACTTTGTCAATTTTCAAGGTTCACACCTATCATCTTCTTCAAAAAGGGATCCGTCGAATATGGCCCGGGTTATTTTGTCGGCGATAACTCCGAAGGAATCCGAAAGAATAAATTCCTTGCCATCAAAATCGGCTTCGCCTTCGGCTTCGATTATTCTTAAAATCCGCTTTTCGATTTTGTCCCTTAATTGATGCATGATTTTTCTTTATAGCCTAGAAAGTCATCTTCGACAATCCTGCGGCCGCTTTTTAAAATAATTTTCTTTTTCATGAGATAACAACTTGCTTTTTTGATTTAAGAAAAAAAAAGGCAGGCGGCCGGTGGCTATCGAAGGAAAGGAAAGGGGGCCGCCTGCGGAAACCAGAATATCTTTAGGCATTCGCCTTTTCGGCTATCTTTTTAGAAATGTCGATAAGGGCCGCGGAAGCTTCCGGGGTAACGCCATCTTCGTAACCGCCACCAAGCTTAAGAAGAACTTCGTCCAGGCGACTTTCAGATAACATTTTGATAATACTTTCCCGGTTCTCCTGTAACAAAGGAAGCGTAAAGGCACCCTTTCGCTTCGGCGTATTTTCTTTCGGCTTTTTGATTTCGGTTAATGCCCGGATAAAAGCTGCCGCCGTCGGTTCGATCCCTTTCGGGTACGTTTCTTTTATCGCTTCGATGACCTTATCGGCGCCATCCTTTTTGACCTGCGCGGAAAGCTTTTCCCGGTTCCGTTCCGCCATGACTTTTGTAAAGCGGTCCGGCTTTTTCGACTTACCGGAATTTTTGGACTTATCGGAATTTCCGGTTTTTCCATTGTTTTGCCGTGCCCGCGCTGCCGGTTTTTTTTGACTTAAGGCGGTGGCCGTGTTGCCGTCGTCATCATCTTCAATTTCAAGCGAAAGGATGCCACCCAAAGCGTAGCGCCGCATATAGGTAATGGCGGATCCTTCGCCCTGCGGGTCTTGTTTTTTCGGCGTCATTTCGTAGGTCGCTTCCATCCATTCGCCTGATTCATGCAGCAAGCGAGTAGTAAGGGCGTTCTTGCCTTCCGGCCATTGGGTTACCGAAAGGCCGCTTTTTGAAAGCGGTTCCCGGATGGCGGCCAGGATGACGCCCAGCGGCGCGTATCGGCTATTGTGGTAAGGATTTACAGCGGTCCGGGGTATAGGCCCGACGGAAGAATGAAAGGCTACCAGGGCCTTTGAAAGGTTCTTAATAGATTCAGAAGTTCGCATTTTCTTGCTTTTTAGTTTTAGAATGGGAAGAAGTAATTTTCCGGTATTTTTTTAAAATCCAAGTATCCTTTAGCGGCCATAAGCCGGATCATTATTCTATTCCAGGCCATCAGTTCGGCACGGGTAAAGCTTTCTTGACCTTCCGGCGGAGAAAGTTCGGCGCACAAGTCCTGGTGTAAAAAAATTATATCAAGTACTTTTTCGGATTCCTTCGACATGGCCTATTTTTTAAGTTCGTCGTAAAGATAAGTGAAAAATCCGAAATATCAAATAAACTGAATATAAAATAATGCGAAGGGCAAAAAAAAACCGGGAAGGATTAAATCCTACCCGGGAAGCAAGTGAAATGGAACATGGCAAATGTACGTTTTATTAATTGAAATATCAAATAATCCGCATAATTACCCGAATTTTTTATAAATCACTTCCGGGAAGGATAAAAGTAGGGCGTCACGACTTTCTTTATTTCCAGGCTTCCGGGTTCCGTAAAAATGACGGGCCGTTTCTGCTTTCATCTTCGAAGGAAAGATCCGGAAGCCGGTTTTCAGCGCGCGAGTTGAAAAATAAGTTTCAAGGGCCGGACCGCTTTTCCCCTTAGCGTATCTTAGCGTTTCGCAATTAATACGGTCGTCACTTCGGACAACTTCGAAAGGGACCGCGCAAGACTTTAGGATCTCAATAAAATCTTCGGCGATCGTTTCGCCCTTCGACGAATTCCATATTATCCCAAACACTTGCTTTTCGAACTTCGAAGAAAAGCGATTCCGGCCGGCGGCTTTCGTCATACGCTGAATGTGGCCGTAGGTCGTTTGTCGGGTCGGCATTTCTACCCGGGCGAAGGCCCTTTCGTAAAAACCCGGCACGGATAACGTCTTTTCTAACCATTCTTTCATGTCCGCCTTTTTTATCGTTTCGAAGGCGTGTACCTTTCCCTCCCTGGCATCGTAGGCGGCAACGCCCGGCGTGGAAGCGTGGGGGTCGAATCCAATAATGACCTTACCGGCGGTTTCCGAAAGGTCAGGAAATAAGGGGGCGAAGGGGTCCGCCTTCCGTTGCAAATTTCTAAATTCTTCTACGGTCATAATAAATATCTAAAATGGTTTGTACCTGTGCTTGTGCGAACTTTTCGATAATAATAGGATCCATTAAAAGAATGGCATCGTCGTAGTTATCGAAGAAAAGATGTTCGGCCAGGATAGCCGGGCCGTCAAAGTTTCGGAGAAGGAAAAAATTCGCTTCCTTCCCTGCCGTGGATCCGCCCGGCCGGTATTGAATGCAATCGCCTAAAAAATCCTTTACATTGCGGAAGTATTCATCCGCTATCTTATCAGATTGCGAGAATCCAGGACCTGAAAAAACTTCAAATCCCCGGGCCGTATGTGCATGACTTGCATTTGCATGATTACTTATTAAAACGCCATCGCCAAACTTATTGTAAAAGCCGTTCGCCCGGTATACCCGTAAGGAAAGATCTAAATCCAGATAATCATGGTAAACTTTTACAACAGGTATATTAAATTCTTTCAAGGAATCAAAGACTATATCCGTTAGCCTTCGATTAAAAACGCCTTCGTAAAAAGTTTTACCGCGGTGGAAGGTCCCTTCCGCGTGTGTAAAACTTTTCCCTTTTGTAGTATAGCGGCCGAAAGGATCTATTCCCCCGTGGCCGGCGTCAAGTATAAATATCATAACGGTTTATGGTTGTTTTTCCCTTCCTTTATGAAAACGTGCATCCGGCGCTTCGGCTTCCGGCGCGTTGACCGTTTAGAAGGATCCCTGCGAAAGGCGTACTTCGATTTTTTTTCTTCCTTTCCGGATCCGCTAAGGAAAGGAGAAAAGATAAAGGTCATAAATAAAGCGAAAAGGAGTGCGGTTAAAAGGTATTCCATATTATTCTTGGGTCGCGCCCAGCTTTTTTGCAACTAAAAGAAAGGTTTCCGGCGCCGGGATAATTTCCCGCCGGACAAGTTCGAAATAGATGTCGACCGTTGCCTGTGTATCAAAAAGGGCATTATGCTGGTTATCGAATTCCCGGTCAAAAAGCTTTAAATAAAGTTCCGTCAACTTCGGGAATTTAAAACCGTAGCGGCCGGGAAGGGCCATCCATTCCGTCGTTGCCTTCATGGTACAGAAGGAAGGGCGGAGCGGCATAAAATACTTATTCCATACCCGGTAAAATTCGCCGTCGACAATGTGTCGATCAAAATGGTAATTGTGTGCAACAATAAGATCGGCGGCTTTAAAGTGCTGCCCGAAGGACCGAAGGACCGCTTCCAGGGGCTGCCCAATTTTCGTAGCTTTTTCGTGGGAAATGCCGTGGATGTCGCTTGCGTCCTTCGGGATTTGGAAGCCTTTCGGCTTAACGATATGGTCCGCTTCCAAGAATCGATTCCCATTTTCGTCAGTGACGATAAAAGAAAGCTGAACAAGGCGTGGCCAGTACTTTGGTTCCGACTTGTAGTTCGCGGGAACGCCCGTCGTTTCCGTATCAAAAAATAAAATCTTCATTGGTTCTTAATTTATTCTGCGTTCGAAATGCTTTTCGTTATCCGAAGGGCCGAATTCTAAAAATTTCAAATACCCATCTTCCCGAAGCTTCCAAAGGATTTCTTCTTCTAAAAAAAGGTTTGAAAGGATCCGCTTAAGGTTTCGAACGTTTCGGCTTAAGTAGGATCCGAAAATTGCCCGGATTAATCCCCGGGCTTCCTGTTCATTGAAATGCTTGCCGACAGTACTCATATCGTTATTTTTGCAGGTGAATAAGTTCGGGGCTTTAATACCTTCCCGTCGGACTTCCTTTTGATTAAGTAAAATCCATTGTGGGCTTTATGCGGCGCCGTGGGGACGCCTTTTTCGATGGTGTAGTATTCGGCTTCTGCTTCGGCTTCTTTTAAGCTTCTGATCGTTTTTGACATATTCGATCGGTGAACTTCCAAAAACTTTTCTTCAAGGCCGAAAAGATTCATGGCCGTAGCCATTCCGACGGCTTCGAAAAGAAGTCCGTTTATGGATGATACGGCGCTTTCCTGATTCCCGTGACCCATCGCCGATGCCAGGGCCGGGGTATAAAAGGAAAACTGATCGTTGAATGTCCTAAATTGGAATTCATTCGGATGGGCCGAATGGCCGAAGTCGGCCGAATGCACATTGTATACCCGAAGGGATACCCGTTCGGCCGCCTTAAAGGGTTCGACGATGCCGAATTCCAGGGCCGCGCCGGCCAGAACGTAGATTATATCCATGAGTTCCTTCGCCCGGGCTTCCAGGCTTATGCCCTTTTCGTTAAACTCTTTAACTTCTTCCTGTATCAATTTCCGGCGAAGTCGGATCCGGTCAATGTAAGGGATGAAAAAAGATTCCTTAACGGGAAGGCCAAACGCATTGTGAAATTCTTTTACTTTATCCAGGAACATAATTTTAATTTTATAATATTTCGAATAATTGAATAAAAACGAAGGCGGAAAAAAGAATAAGGATCGCCCAGCTTAAAAAGCTAAAAATGGTTATCCAAAAGATGGCTTCTATTGTTCCCAAAATCCCTAAATCAAACCATTCGGTTCTTCCGGATCCCTTCCACGGCTTCCGCCTTTTCCGAAAGCGGGAATGAAGTACTTTTTTTTCAAGGAATTCAGATGCCAAAGTGTAGCCCCAGAAAAACGGCCGTTCCTTCGATCCCTTTATACTTTCGTCAATCTGCTCCGAGCGAAGCCACAGCCAGCCGGTAATTCCGATTTTTACCCGGCCGCGTTTCGCCGTCGTATACACTAGATAAATCGCCCGCCAGTCAACCAACTTTTTTATTTTCCTAAGCATAGGGCAAAGATAGGAATAATATCCGCCTTTTCAAATAAAGCGGATATTAAAGTCGTGCATCATTTCCGTTTAATGTGATTTAATCCCCATAAGAAAGCGGCATTTTCCGGGCTTAACCCTTCTTTGTACATAGAAATAAAGACGGTTCCGCCGGACCGCCACCGGCTTTTCTTATAGCCACCAGGACGCCTTTTTTGCCTTTTGAAAATAAGGCTATCTACTTTAATTTGCCATTCGCCGTAGTTCATATCATTGCTTTTGCATAAAAAAAAGGGGCCGAAGCCCCAAATATTAACCGTTATTTAACCCTTAGTCCAGCGGATAGTCCGTGTCCATGCGGCGGATTTCTTCTTCGTATTCCAGGGCCGCTTCCTTTTCGCGAAGTTCCGCCTTTAGGATCCGGATTTCTTCCTTTACAGGTTCCGGGTCGAAGCCGTATTCGTAGCGAAGGGCCATTTCAAGTTCACCAATTTTGATTCTAATGATTCTTAAGGGATCTTCAAAGTAATTCATTTTAACTTGTTTTTGTTTTCAATGATGCTAAGTTAATGCTTTAGCTTGGACCGTCAAAGCTTTTTGACATTTATTTTTTATTTTTTTCCGAATATTCCGAATATGGGTAATAACGGTAAGGGGCTTCGATTTCCGCCATTCGTTTGTTTAACTCTTTTACTTCTTCCGGCCGGAAGAAATCTTTTTTACCAGAAACGGTGCCGGTTTTGATATTTTCCAGGCGATAAAGGTAGCGATCCTGGGCGGGGAAAAGGCGGGAAATAGGGGCGTGGTCAATTATCTGCCAGTCCCTGGAATGATCGAAGCGGATAACTTCCGGGTATATCCCATGGCAGTACTGCGACAAAAGCCGGTTCGCGCCGTTTTCCCGGTTAATAAACCGCCATTCCGGAAGGACTGCCCAGCCGGTATATTCCCACGGTGTAATTTCAAAGCCTAGCGCCCGGGCCGTATACACACAATCCCGAACGGCGTCGATCCACCCGCGCCGTTTTAATTCTGAAATATACCCTTCGGCTTTCCGTTCCCGTTCTTCGGCTTCCCGGGCCGCGGAAGCTATTTCGGAATTCGACATCTTCGGCCACAACTCCGACGGATGAAACGTAAGGCCGTCGACACAGAGAAAGTGCCGGATCCGGGCGCCGGTTACATCCGAAATTTTCATATACTCATATTGCCGCGGAAGGAAACCTTCGATCGGTTCCCCGTCGTAGGTAAAACCCTTAAGGCCTTTTTCGGCGCCAAGTTCAAGGTAAGAATCCCGAAGGCCGCGAAGAAGCTTCCTTTTTTCGGAAGCGGGGAGTGCCCGAAGGCGCCCCATTGTTTTTTCGATCCGGTTCATACGTAGTCGCTTTTTTGTTTTTCAATGATGCTAAGTTAATGCCTTCTTTTCAGTTGTCTAAATATTTTGACAAAAAAGATGAAAAAAAGTTCTTGGCCTTTTTGGCGCACGCCATTAACGCCAAGATCGCCAAAACAAAAAAAGCGTAAGGAAGGGCAAAGAAAAAGCCCCGGCGACGTGCAAAACCACCGGGGCAAAAAAGATACAATTTATTCCATCCACTATATTAGACGAAATGAATCCTAAAAGTTGAATAATCCGCTTCAAAAAATGAAGCGGATTATTCAAAAGCTGAATCGATAAGCCTATCTAAGCTTTGATCGGTAAGTTTTGCGTATACTTCCGTTGTCGAAATATCAGAATGCCCCATCAGCCGCCGGACGTATTCGACAGGGAAGCGGAAATCGTTTAATAGGATCATCGCAAAGGTATGCCGGGCCGCATGGCTTGTTACCCGCTTCCGGATCCCGGCAGCTTGAGCAATCTCATTTAAATGATTATTGTAAGTTGAAAGGTCAAGCCCGGGCGCCAGGGAATCTTTAGGCCGCTTCCCTTCCATCCATTTTTTAACGATCGCTTCGGGCCGTCCCCAAAAAAGAGAATATAAGGGAAGATTAATCGTCGTTCCAACTCGTTTTGTCTTTAACGGCTTTTTAACGAGCCTAAGACCGCCAATCGACGTTTTAATATGTTTCCCTTTCAGGTCAATTAAATCCGAATATCGAAGGCCTGTATATGCGCAGAATAAAAATTTATCCATGCTTTCTTCGAAGCGGGCACGCCGGCCCGGCATTGTTACCCGGGAAAAGGCTTTAATCTCTTCCATCGTCAGGTAGGTACGTTCGCTTTTAGTTTTTTGGATCCTAATTCCGATAAAGGGATCCGCACGAATTATGCCTTGCCGCATCGCTTCCCCGGTATAAATTTTCAGGATCGAAAGAAGGGAAGAAATGTAGTTGCCCGAAAGTTTTTTTGCGCCCCGGGTTCGCGAGCCTGCCCCGTAGTTATCTTCAAATTTACGAAGATACCCTTCAAAGGCCGTAACAAAATATCCATCGACTTCCGAAAAAGGGATCTGGCGCCGGAAGTCCCGAAGGTAAGCGACCATCGTTCGCCGCTGCTTAAGCGTTCCTTCGGAAAGGCCCTTCGGGTTCATCCGGATCATATCTTCGATAAAAGATATAAGTTCTTCTGGCCGCTGGATGTTCCCTTCTAAAAAATCTTTGACGGATCCGGCCGAAAGGGGAAGCCCTTCGGAAAGGCGGGAATGATAAAACCGGAAGGCCCTATTTTCCAGGTCAGACAAACGAAGGTTTATTGCAGCGGCTTCGGGGTGATCTTTCGACCGCTGCACTTTCCCGTTCCACTGCCCGGCCTTTAAAAGTATCCCGGTATTTACGTACCTTTCCAGGCCATTAATATAAATTCGGAGTTCTACCGGCGCCCGGCCGCGGCCGTCGGTTTTCTTCCGCCGGTTCCATCGGAAGTTAATTTTCATGTCTTGCTTTTTTTCAAATGTAAGAAATAGGTAAGAACCGAACAAGCCCCTGCTGCTTTCTACCGCTTCAAAAAAGCGATCCGGCCTTATTTAAAACGGCATTTTAAAGGCAGGAAGAAGCAAAAGAAGGTAAAGGTCGTTCTATCCCTTGAACTACAGGACCGGAAAGTAAAATTATTGAGCGACAGAAGTTTAGTAAAAACTAAACTTTTGCGTGTAAGAAAATCGTAAGAAAACAAAATGCACACGGCTATTCCAGGGCCGCAATGCCGGCAATGATTTTCTTTTGAATAACACCCGCCCCTTCGAACGCCTGTCGGAATTCTTCGGCCGTTATCCGGACGGATATACGGCGGAAGTCCTTCCGGATTGACACCCGGATATATTCATGCGCTTTCGACGGCTGGATTTCTATGTCGGCGGTCATACCTTTAGATGACAGTAGCGAATAAAGCATTTCAATGGTCATAAAGATAAGACTTTTTTAGTTCCAGGTCGACCGTGGTTTCGATCCATACTTCCGTATGGGTCGTTACCGGATCCAATGGCCGGTACACGACCCGGAAAACTTCCTTCCCGGCGGAATCCCTGGCGATAATTTCGAAAGCATTTTCATGGCGCCCGCTTTCCGTCGTGCAGATTATCGGCGGAAGGGAAGGGGTTTCCATCTTCCTATTTTGCCGAAGGTGGGCCGTGCTTACAAAGATCCGCTTCTTATTCTTCCCTATCGGAAGGTGTAAAGAATTCTTCGACATAAGAAAGGAGTTTTTTAAAGTCGGAAATAAGAACGGCGGCAATCGCCGATAAGGCCGAAAAAAGAAAAGCTAGGACAATCATCGCCCAGGTGGGTATATCTTTCATGGGATTTTTTTAAAACGGGCCAGGGGCCGGGCCGGCTATCTTATAGGCGCAAGCCCCTGGCTTATCAGGTTAAGCAGAAACGTCCAGTCGGACGGAATTAGTTTCCCTCACCCGCGGAAGATCCGGTGCCGGTCGTTCCCCCGGTCCCGGGGTCGATAACGACCGGGGCCTGAATGGGTTCGAAGTCGACCTGCCGGCTTTCGAAATTAATGTCCTCAACCCGGAAAGATGCCGCGGTCATGTCGGTAAGTACTTCGCCGACTTCCGAATTAAGGCCGAATACTACCTTTACAAACTTAAGCGGCCGTTCCGCCGGCGGAATTGTTTTGTCGGAGTTGTCTACTTCGATTTGCAGCCAGTTGTTAATAGCAGCGCCGGAAAGGGCTTCGCCGTTCACGGCGGATGCGAATTCTAAAAAGTTCATAATTGAAGATTTGAGTAAAAAAAAAGGGTTCAAAACAAGCACTATAAAAATACGAAAAAACGGATAAAGCGCATAAGAAAGCGACCCGGCAAAATTGGAAACCGGGCCGCGCTTTACCATTCGTTAAAAAACCAAAAGCAAAATATATGAAAAAACCTTAAAAAGCGTCCCTTATTCCTTCGGCAAGGAACACGCTAAGCATCGCAGCACCGGCCAGGAACGCGACTATTAGAAGGGCGATAAGTACTAGCACTTTCTTTAAATTCTTCATTGATTTTTTTTTAAAAAAGGTGGGCCGCCAACTACCCCAAAAACACCTAGAAACCATTGACGGGTGAAAAAAAAAACGCGAAGGCGGCCCGGACCTTAACCAAACTTACGATGAATCTCAAAGTATGTTTAGGGCGCCGAAGATAGCGTTACCCAAAAAGGCGAAAGAAACCAAAAGGGCAATGTAAATTACCGCGCCGATTATCTTATTTAGGGGTCTCATGTTCATCCGGAAGTAAGTCCGGATACCCTTCAAGGTGAAAATGATCCAGGCTAATGGAAGGATCGCCCACGAAACATAAAAAAATACATTCTCCATTTTTTTTCGAATTTTAAGTCGTTAAAATTTCTGTGCATAACCAAACCGTTGTAGGTAATAAGCCTACTAACCTTTAATGCCAAGACTTGACCTTATTATTATTTGACACTCTTCATAGCCCCTATCATATATCTTTTGCACTAAATCAATTGGTTTATCATTCTCAGAAATTGAGATAATACCTATTTTCTCATGCTTCCAAATTGACCCAGTCATGTATTCAAATCCAAGTTGTTTCAATAATTCGTCCATTGTATCTATTTTAAAGTTTTCGTTTTTAATTCCGTAGGCTTACATACCTACAACAACACCTATACGCCATACAAGTACAGGCGTATAGCCAAACCGTTGGGCGCAATTAAGGCTCGATCTCTATTTCACCGAAAGACCACCCGCTAACCTTTTTTAGCTTTGGAGACTTTAGTAACTCGGTGGCGGTATATCCGCTCACGACCTCAAGATTAGACCCCTTTATTTTCCCAATCCAAACGGGTGCGCCTGATGCTTTAGCTGATCTTGCATAGGTTCGTTTTAGGTCATAAGTTTCTATACCTACATCGCGTCTTATTTTATTTGCAAGTCTTTCGAATGTTGTCATATTGTAATATTTGAAATGCGCCCAACACTACGTATATGACCATGCTACGCACGGCATATGCGCTTAGCCGTTATGTACAAGCACTACATTCGTTCATCTAATAAAGGTTGTAGGTCAAGCCCATAATTTTTAAAAATCTTTCCCACCCTTTCTTTGCCTTTTTCAAAGTCAATTGGGTTTTTCTCAATAATTATAAAGTTTCGGTTCGTATTTATACAGGCTTCTGCAAGTGTTCCGCTTCCACTCGTATTATCAAGTACCAAATCAAACTCATCAGTATATGTCCTTACAAGGTACTCAATCAATTCAACAGGTTTTTGTGCGGAGTGTATTCTACTGTAATTATCTACACACTTAAATTCAAGCAAGTTTGTTGGGTATCTTGTAGTTTTACCCCCTTCATAATCTCTCGTGTTTGTTCCGTGATAGGCTTTGCCATTACTACACCCCTTCGCACTGTTTGTTGGTATGTGTCCTTCGGTTATTTGTGGGTAGTATTTGCCCTTTTTAAATATTACAACTTCCTCAACTTTCCTCGTAGGCATTCGTTTAGCGTGGAAGAAGTTTGTCGCTTGGTTTTTTACCCAATACCATACATATCTGTAATCCTTCTCATTACTACTTATTAGCTTGGTTGTAAAAGGCTGTGAAGCAAATAAAGCTATCGTTCCATTTTCAGATATTATCCTATTATATTGTTCCCAAAGTTTATCAGCAGGTATTATTTCATCCCATTTAGGAGCAGTCATACCATAGGGCAGGTCACAACAAATAAAGTCTATACTTTTATCGGGTATCATTTTCATCTTTTCAAGGCAATCACCTTGTATTATCTTGCTTTTTTCAAAAGCATATTTGCCATCGCTCATTTTTAAAAATTATTAGTTTCGTTCATTTAATCAACCTTATCAGTAATTCACCGTGCCAGTACATAACAACGGCTATATGTCCATTGCTCGTACCTCACAACGGCACATAGCCAAACCGTTGGCGGTAATGTTAAGACAGAACCAACCAACCATTTTCCTGCGCATAGTTTTTAGCTTTTTTAGATGTGCCGAACCACCCTTGAACTATATCTTCTCCATCGGTACAATCTTCCCAGTGAAGATACCATTTAAGCCCTGGCATGTATTTCAATCTCAGGATTGTTCCTTTAGGTGGGTTATTTAATCCGAAACGCTGACGATAAGAAACACTACCGCCAACATTACATACCCTCAATCTGGGGTTTAATGATTCGTTGGATAGTTCAGTGAATAAATTAAGCTGCATCATTCTATCTTTTTAAATATCTAAGTTAAAATCCCAGCCTGCGGGTATGCCTTGCCGTTGTAGGCAATCAAAGGCTTTTCATAAAGTTATCAATTTCATTTACTGCAAATTCTCCACCATGTATTTCATCAAGGTATTCAGCAAAAGCCTTTAATTCGCTTCGCCCTACAACAACGGGTATAGAGCAGTTTTTTACTTGCTCTTGTGCAAAAAGCACCATGCAATCAATTGTCATGTGGTGACAGTGCAATCCTTCTTGCTTATCTGCATCAAAATAATCAGCCCAGAATTTTGCTGCTTTTTTTTTGTTATCATAATCATTTTTCTTTTAAATTGCTTAAATCAATCTTCATATGCATCAATAGTCATTCCAGCAACAAACGGCCATTCCATGATGTCAGGCTGCCATTCATCGTCATCTTGATAAGCAAGTTGTGATGGCGGATCCGCTTTCAATGCTTTTTGAATTGCTTCTTCTTCAGATGAAGCTTCTGTTGTGATAACCCACTGTGTTGGCAGGGTCATTTTTATTTTATAGGTAGCCATGCGGAAAATTTTTGCCCCTTTGATGTTATCGCTGGGGTTTGATTGATTAATATTTTTCATTTTAATTTGTGACGGAAGCCGGATTCGAACCGGCAGCGGAAGGTGGGGGCTATCGCAACAGGACTTATAAACTTCCACCAGGGCCATTTCCCTTTCCGACGGTTCCCACGGCTTTCCAGGGGCTTTAAGAAACTTAATTCAAACAGCAGGATTTCTTAGCGTTTTATAAACCGTACATATTTTTTGGGACATTCATAAAATACGCATTCCTTTTCGCTTTTGTGGTCATACCGGGTCGTTTTCGTCCAGTGCTTGCGCGTCTTTTTTGCGTCGATAAAGGCATAAAAAGAAAGGTCGGAGTTCCAGATAAAATACCATATCGGCGCCACCTTATATTTTTCAACTTTTCGCACTTCGTTGACAATTACCGTTTCATACGGAAATGTTTCCGCGGAAGAAAAGGAAAGGTCCGTTCGGTGCTTTACTTCGATCCGGAAGCTTATTTCAAGGTCCCCATTATCCGTGTATTCCTTCCATTGTGAACGGCTGGGGCGAAGGTGTGTCGGCGGAAGGGTAATTCTATGTCCCCGGTCGCTAAGTAGGAACAGCGTCGCATTAACGGCTTCATGCGACTTTTCAAGCCGCTCCGGAAAGGAAGGGCCGTTCGGGTTTCGCCCTTCCCCCGGATAGCTTATATTTTGTGCCTTCTTATCCATTCATTGATTTCAGAAACAAAAACAAAAATGTGGCTTTTACCTATTTTGTAAGAAGGGAAGGCGCCCTGCCTTCGCCACTGCTTAAAGGTCCTTTCTTTAAACCCAAAAGCCCTTATTGCCTCTTCTTCCGTCATTGGAATTTCCAGGGCGCCGCCCTCTTTAACAAAAGTCAGTTTACACTCTATACTTTCGACCTTCGCCAAAAGATCATTTGCCGTATTTTCATCGATTAACCGCATCACTCTTTACTTTAAAAGGGCAGATCGTCGTCAGCGGCCACGTTTTCCTTTTCCGCCGGCTCCGGATCCGGGGCCGAAGCATTTCCGCCGGCATCGTTCCAGTTAATAATTTCGAAACGGTCGCCGACAATTTCGGCGCCGTAGCGGGTGTTCCCGTCTTTGTCTTGCCATGTGGGGTAATTCATCTTACCTTCTATTACGACTTTCATTCCCTTACGAAGGTGCGCTTCTGCGATTTCGGCCAGCTTCCGCCAAACTACGACGGTATGCCAGTCGGTGTTTGTGATCTTTTCGCCGGCCGCGTTCGTAAAGCGTTCCGTTGTGGCGACGGAAAATTTCGCGACTTTCGCCCCGTTTTGAAGGTTTCGGACTTCCGGATCTTTGCCCAGGTTACCGATAATTCTAATGCTGTTTACTAGGCTCATCGTTATTGGTTTTAATGTGACACAATGATAAAGAATATTATCCGCATTATCAAATAAAGCGGATAAAATATTTTAATCGAATTCGATCATTTCGTCGGATCCGGGCGCCCGGTCCCTGGAAATCTGAACGCTATTTCCGTTGTGATGCGCTTTTCCGTTCCCGTTAATGGGAAGGGAAGGGACCACGGAAAACTGCTTCCATTCGCCCTGTGTGGCTTCCTGGGCGCCGTTTCCGTTCTTATCCGGATCGACGACGCCGGAAGCGGTCCAAAAATCTTCTTCTTCTTTGATTAAATGATCGACCCGCTGCGGCCTTCCGTCGCACCATTTAATATCAAAGGCTTCTAAATAACGCTGACCACGTATCCGCGGATTCGTTACCGTCATTACTTCCCTGTCGTCATCTTTTGAAATCGTAAACTGAACATTCAGCTTCCGGTTAAGGAAGCCGGCAAGGTGGCCGAAGCCGGTTCCCGACTTCGAAAAATGGATAATAACTACCACTAGCATCTTATATTTAGAAGCTATCTTCATGATCCGCCGCGAAACAAGTTGATTTTCTTCCAAGTCGTTTTGGTTGTTTACAAGGTCCATCCCGCCATCTAAAATAAGAACGCCGGGGTTCGGCACGGCTTCGACAATTTGCATAATACGTTCCCACCGTTCCGCCGCGGTCAACATTTCCCTAAGATTGTAAGAATAGTAATTTTCGGGCATCTCCTTAGTGAAACCGGCCGTGTGCATCCGGATCCGCCGCGAAGAATCGTAAGAAGGGTCATCCATTTCCGTATCTATGTCTATAACAGCCCGGCCGCGCATTGCTTCCGTCGCTTTAAGTCCCAAAACTTCTTTCCCAGGGTTTGAAGAAGAACCGGAAACGGCGCCGACGAAAGTACTTTTGCCGGACTTTTCGTATCCGTCGATAACCATAATTTGCCCTTCGCCGCCTATCGGCTTCCATTCGCCGCGGTCCATTATCTTCAACAACCAAACGTTTTCCGGCCGGGGGTCCGTTATCCGCCAGCGGCCCAATTCTAATACATCTGTTTTCGTTTGGGCCGTTACCTTTACGTAGTCATCGCTACCGAAGCCTTCCTTTCTAAGCGCCCGGCACGCTTCCCGGTAATTGCCGTGAAATTCAAGGGCCGCACGCATCGCCGTAAGGGTATACCCGCGGTCCTTTTCAAGGAAGGTCGAAGAAGTATGCACCCAAAAAAACTTCCGGGTGTCGTTCCATCCTAGACTTACCCCTGTTTTCTTCCCGGGTCGCGTAAAGTAGTAATAATCATTGCCGGTAGATGAATCCTTCCGCTTGTGGTTGAAGGTCCATCCGTTTCGTTCTAAAAGATCCTTCCAATCGCCGTTAATGTTGTAATCGTTCCACGGCGTTCCTTCTTCCGTACCCGGCATCGGCTTGAAGTTCCGGTTTATTTCCGTATCAATTATGGAAAGTTCCCTTTTAGAAACCTGCTGATTTAAGGCACGGGCCGCCTGGAAAAGCGCGGTTCGGTCCGCTTCGCCGATATTCGGAATATCGCAAAGGTCGCCGGAATCTATTTCGTAACCAGGTGTAGGATGAACGACCAGCAATCCACCACGGCCGCGAGTTTCAATTAATACCTTCGGAAGGTCCGCCGGGCTTTTGAACTCGTTTTGTAGGCTTTCCTGCGTCCGCCTGCCCATAAATTGTTCCGCCTTTAGTCTTTCATTAAAGGCGCGAACTTTTTCGTTCTCCTTAGCGAGTTCATTATACGTCGCCGGCCGGCGCGCAAGTTCCTGATTAGGACCCGGCGCCGCGGTCCGGTAGATAATATGCCATCCGCCGTTTTTCGTCGTCTGCGTGACCAGACGCTGAACGTCGATCCCACCGAAAGCGGAATTGTGCGCTAACATCTTAAGCATAAGACCCGGATGCAAAGCATACTTTTGGTCTACGTCTATTACTTCAAGGCCATTAACCCCGGTAATTATCATTATGCCGTCGATCCCGTTTTTTGAGAATTCGCGGATGACATCTTCCCGGCTTTGCCGTTCCCGGTATTTGCCCCAGGCCGCCATAGGCACCTTATCACCCGAAGGGGAAAATTTCATAGGAATAACCCGGTGGCCGGAATCAAAATAGCGTAATGCGAATTTTTTAAAGTCTGTCATTTCAACTTGCTTTTGAATTACTTGTAAATCTTTTTTCCAGAAAAAAGAATGTAGTCTTTTAGGTAGTCGATCATCTTAAAGTCCGGGCGCCGGACCTTATATGCGTCGATAGTTCCCATGGCTTCGACCGCGGAAAGGATCTTCGACTTTAAGCCCGCCGTAGTCATTTTCTTTTTATATCCCGGGAAGGCGCGACCGGTAGCGACTTCGATATATTGACTGAGCGTTAATTGCCCGGCGCAGGAAAGTACTTCCGGTGCCTTATCGGCGACTATACCCCGGAAGGCCTTAAAGCTCCTTACAAGGGCCGCATCGGCTTCTACGTCGATTAAATCTTCAACGGAAATAGAACCGGAAGCTTTTGTCGAAAAGTCATCGTTCCAACGTTCCCCGGAAATCCAGGTCGTAGGAAGCATCTTGTCCCGCCACGGATTCGCTTTAAGGAATTCGTCGTAAGGCGCGACTTTTTCGATCGCCAACTTTTTTTTATATTTAGGAAGGTTCTTCCATGATCTTTTCGCCCTTTTCTTCGATTCCTTTCGTCCGTAGGCGTTCCAAAAGCTTTCGAAGGATATATCGACCCCTTCGAAAAGATCCGGGCCGCCTTCTTCTTTTTCTTCTTCGATTCCGGGAAGGTCAAAAGATTGATGTCCAAAATCGTTTTGGACTATATTTGTACTAATATTACTTATATTATTATTACCCGGTTTTTTAACCGGGGGTCGGCCGTTATTTTGACCGGGGGTCCCTTCGCGTTCTTCCTGATTTTGACCGGGGGTCCCTTTCCGGCCGAAAGCGTTAAAAAATTCGATAGGATCGAAAGCCCTGATTTTTTCGTATCCAGGCCCGAAAGCATAAAAGGCTTTGTTCTCCTTAGCATTGTCCGGATGGGCATCAAAAATTCCGGCCTTAACCATGCGGCGAAAAGCCCGGTAAACCGGATCCGTAGTTGTCCAGCGAAGCATCGGAATTTCTGTAATGATTTCTTCGTAGGACACCCAATAAAAAAGACGGCCGCCGGAATCTTTGTATTCCATTCGTCCGGTATGGACAAATGAAGTAAACCAATCCAGAACGACGGCATCCTTTACGGTAAGGGAAGGAAAGTTTACGGAAATCGCCGCGAGCGGCAGTGAAGCGGTCCATTTCATATTTCTTGCTTTTAATGGACCGCTAAGTTAGTGCCAAAAATCCGAAAAATCAAATAAATCGGATATAATATCTTTTTAGATGCGTTATTCTTCGCCGGGAATAGTTACTAAAACATCGTAATTCAAGGGCGCCATTACGATCGAAGCGCTTCGATCATCTTCGCCTTTAATAGTTACCTTCCCGATGGGATTTGCTTTTGGAAGGGCTTCGCAAAGACGCTGGTAGTTAAACTTGAAACCATTTACCCGTGGGTTTTCCAGCCGTTCTTCGACGGCCCGAAGGGCTTTTTTCTTACTGGTGTGCATTGAAAAACCGCTATCGAAAAAAAGGATATAAATCCGCTTCATCTTCTTAAGTTATATGTTTTATTATAAAAAACTTATCTTTGCTATTAATTCCACAAAGATACTCATTTTACAATGGTTTCCATATAAAACGAATAGAAAGTAGCAATCTATGAAAGATCAAACCAAAGAAGCCGGCTTTCGATTAAACCTTGTCCTAATGCACCTTAAAGACAAAAAAGGGTTAACACAGGCAGATATAGCAAAATTTTTAGACCGTACCCAAAGCAGAGTTTCCACATGGGCCACGGAAACCGCCCCAGCCTTTTCCAGGTTAATAAGAACCCGTTTAGCGAAGTTGGAAGCGCTGGGAATTAATCCGGAATTCTTTGATACGCCATACGTTCCGATGCTGTTAAAAGATGTTAATGACCCGGAAGCGGAAAATAAAAGACTTCGGGAAGAAATCCGCCGTCTAAAAAAACAATTAAAAGAAAATGACCATTAATATAATGTTCATTTTAACTTGCTTTTAGTGGCCCGGGGGATTCCCGGGCCGTTTTTATTTCCGGAAGTCCCTATAAGAATAAACCTTCCCATTATACTCCGTGCTTCCGTTAATTATCGGGTGCGTTTTTGCGTAAAAGGTAGGCTTTTCCGGATCTTCCCGAAGGTCGAAAGTTACCGTAACAAAACCCTGCTGCCAATTTGCAACTACCGCCGTAGGGAAATATTCCACGGATTCCGTTAATCGAAGGCATCCGCTTTCGATCCAGCACATAGTTTTCCCCCACTTTTCAACGTAAGTTGAATTTAGGCGGTGAGTATGGCCGCTGCTTCCGCTTCGGTGATATTGTTCCAGGTTCTTATAGGCCGAATACTTTGAAACCGAAAGGCCGTGAACAAGAAAAAACATATCGAAGTATTTGCGTATTGGCGCCGGGTCGTATTCGACCCCTAATTCGGGAAGTCGAAGGATCCGCCCTAAGTTCGAAGAATCGTAAGCGATGAAAATCGAATTTAGCCTTTCCAGTTGTTCTTTAGAATACTTCTTCGGCTTTGTTATCCTTTCGTCGTGGTTGCCGTCCCGTTTTACGATCTTCGCCGATGATATTTCCCGAAGGGGTTCGAAAAAGGTCCGCCGGGTAAATTCGATTTCCTTTATTTCGTCGTAATTACGAAGTAAATCCGTTTCGTCATTTACCCGGTTAATTTTTTTCGAATGGTTGGAAAGATAAGGGAAGTCAAGGGTATCCCCGTTGTCGACAATTTCGTCGAAGTCGTTTTCTTGAATAACGGCAAATAAACAATCTCTGGCCTTTGGGTCGACTAAAAGGCCGTGGGCGTCTGAAAATATTAAAAGACGAAAAATCCCTTTCCTTTGTTCCTTTGCTTCCCGGATCCGGATAATATCTTTTTCAGAAAGGGTCCTTAAAAAGTCTCCGTGCTTTTTAAAGCTTCCGGGCAGCGTCATTCGGGTGTTCATGGGAACTTGCTTTTTGCTGCCAAATAGGAAGGGCGCCGAAGCGCCCTGCCGTTATCCTTTTGCCTGCTTTATAGCGTCCGCCACTCTTTTGATCGAAAAGAAGATGTTTGCGGATTCTTCCATAATGACTTCGGCAAGTTGTTCAGCCTTATCGTCGCGAATGTCCAGGCGCGAAAAACCGGAAATGTATTCGGCGCGCTCCTGGTCGTCCATGTCCAGAAATTCGGCGGGAATTTCCTTCGCCCCTTCAAAGGCAGCATATCCGGACCGCCAAAGCGATGCGGTCGAAATGAGGTCCTGCTGCCATTGGAAACCGTCGGCCAGTTCCTTATCCAAAAGGTTCGCAAGGTCGATAAGGAAGTCCCGCATTTCCTTCGTTTGCTCAATTCCTACTTTACTACTCATAGTATGAAAATTTAATATTTGAAAAATCTATTTAGTAAGGATCCAACCCGTATTCGCGCCCATGTACACAAATTCGGCGTATTCCCCGTTTGTGCTTAGGACATAGTTTTGAACGGTCCCCCAAAGCTTTTGCGTCGACCCGGAAAAGTTGACTGTGATGTTGTTTGTTCCGGCATTATTCCGGCTATCTACGACGGCGAAACGATCGCCGGCCGCCGGCCCGGCAGGTGGCGTCACGGAAACGGTGCCGCTTGTTACGTCGACCAAATTTATTTCTCCGGCCGTAGCCGTAAAAGTCGTCGTGTTGCTCACATCACTTGCCGGCGGAACAACGCCCAGAGGCATAAGACTAAGGGAATAAGTCGCGTCGCCGTCAAGGCGTTGAGATACTTCAAGGTCAACCCCGTTTAACTGAAAAACATCAAAGCCTAAAAGGGTGTCGACCGTCGCCCGGCGTGAAAGGGCGCCATACCATAAAATGTAATCGTCAAAATCTATTGCCTCGTTAATTACAATATTGCCCGCATTCCATGATACGACCGGATCCGCGGCCGTTCCGCCCACGGAAATAGCGCCAGAACCCGAAACGGATTGAACGCCGGAAGTGCCGCCCCCTGATCCGGGGAAGGTTTGCCATGAAGAACCGTCGTAGTATTGATATTTTAGACTGTCCGTATTATAGAACATATACCCAGAAGTCGGCTGCCAGACGTTTGACACGCCCCATGTATTGCGTGTTGCTGTCGTGGCCGAAAGGGGTTTGAAAAGGCCCAGCGTGTCAACCCTTGACCCGTTCAATTCAAGCCAGCCGCTGCCCCGGGTAGCTACGGCAGAAGGACCGCCCAGGGCGTCAATAGCAAGGCCGAAAGCATTGCCGCCGCCGGCTTGGTAGGCGATCGTCGGCGTCTGCACATCCTTGAATTCAAAATAAAGGGAATCATTGCTATTAGACGTTATCGAAAAGGGAATGGAAGTCATATCGTCAGTTTGGGAACCTAAGTCAATATGGATCGCCTTTCCATGATTGGTAGGACCCGGGGTTACTAAAAATTCAAGGTAATCATTGGCCGGAACGGTTACACTGGTAACCTCAATTAAGGAACCGTCCCCGCTATAAATGCCGCCGGTCCCGCCGCCCGGGAATGTTACCCAAGCTGAACCGTCCCAATACTGAAAGGCGCTTAAAGTGGTATTATAAAATAGATCTCCTTCGTCGATAATGGACGCCGGCAAAAGGTCCCTTTGCGTCGTCGTCCTGTTCCAAAAATTCACAAGCCCGACGGAATCCACGTTTAAACCGCCGTTAAGGTCAAGACCGCCGGAAGCGGCCAGGGTCGACGGCTTAACTTCTATACTAAAATCGGTGTACTGCGAAGTAGGAGTTTGGTAAACCATTTTCGTTCCCTGGTTGAAGTGTTCAAACCAAAGACTATCGGAAGGGGTGGCGATCTTAAAGGCCGTAGAAATCGCATCGTCATTATTGTAGTCGGTGTAAATCCTTAGCCCACCGCCCCAAAAGGTAGGGCTTGCGTCAATTTCGAAGCTAAGGACTTGCGAAGAATCAATTCCTACACTCAAATAATCCTGGAAGCCAACCGCCCCTAAATTGCCATCACCTCCGTAGATCCCGCCGCCGGTCGCGCCGCCGCCGGTTACCTCAAAATTCAAAAGGTCGCCGGCGTCGTCATAAGTTACCGTAATGCCGGTTTCCGTATTTCCTACTAAAAGCTGGGCGAAATAATCCTGGACTTGTTCGTTTGTTAGGTTCGTATTGTTATCTATTCCCGGAAGCCATCCGAAGCCATCAAACCATTTAATCGTTTGGCCGGCAGTAGCGCCGTTTTGAGCTAAATCAAGGGTGTCGCCCACTATGCCGGTTCCGGAAAACCAAGAAGATGAAATAACGGACTGCGTTCCCCAATTATCGGCCGCGCCGGAAGGAAGAACGACGAAGTTTCCGCTTTCAATGCTCAACGTATCATTTGAGATCGACAGAACCTGATCGTCCGTGCCTGCGCTCGATATTAGGTCATCCAAAAGTATCATTTCTGAAATAGTAGTTGCCCCGGTTCCGCGCCAAATCATTACTGACGTATCCCCAGAAATAATACTTGGCGAATCGTTCGCAAGGGCATAACGGCCATATATATTAATGGCGTCAGTGCTTGAATTCCCAAAGTTAATATCCCCACCCACGGTAAGTGAAAAGTCGCTTGCGGATGATAGCATATTAATCTGCATATCTGACCCGATAATCGTCCAAACCGTCGTTCCCGTAGAACTTGCTGAAAAGTAAGAACGGAAAGAAGCTGTATTGCCAACGCCCCAATATAGGCCGCTTTCACTCATTAAAAAATAGTCCATAACACCACCAGCGCCATCAATATCAAAGTAAATGCTGTCAGGATCAATTATTTTGAAATCAGCCGTTCCGCCTGCGTCATACGTCGCCGTATTCGCCGCAATATCAGCGCCCAAGTATCCGTCCTGCAAGCTTACCAGGTCGACGGTATTGCCGCCGGTAATAGAAAGATCCGTTCCCACCAAAGAAAGGGCCTGCGCGTCTGTATTGTCCAAATAGGGCGTTAAAACGACGTTGTTCCCGTCCTCAATGTAAAGGGTATCATTTGAGATCGACAGAACCTGATCGTCGGTTCCTGTCCCGTCCTGCAAGGGCGCCAGATCGACGGAATTACCGCCGGTAATAGAAAGGACCGTCCCGCCCAAAGAAAGCGTCTGCGCGTCCGTGTTGTCCAAATATGGCGAAAGGTCGACCGAATTTCCGCTTTCGATTGAAAGGGTGTTCGTAACTAAAGAAAGGGTCTGGTCATCCGTCCCGCCGCCCGGAAGAACGACAAAATTACCGCTTTCGATAGTCAGAGTATCATTTGAAATGGAAAGCGTCTGGTCATCCGTCCCGGTTCCGTCCTGTAAAGCCGCTAAACTTACCGTATTCCCGCTTTCGATTGAAAGGTCTGTTCCAACCAAAGAAAGCGTCTGGTCATCGGTTCCCCCGCCGCCGGCCGGCAGTATAACGGAATTCCCGTCCGATATTGTAAGCGTATCCCCGGAAATCGAAAGTATTTGTAATTCGTTTGTTGTGTCGCCGTCTATTTCGACGATAGCGCCCAGGGGAAGAACGGCGACCGTATCGCCGTTAAGAAGAAGATAAGTTCCATCCCAAATAACGGCCGAATTCCATTGCCCATCCAGGCTACCATCGGCGATAATAAACTGCCCGGAAGCCGAAGCCGGGGAAAGTCGCTTCGGAAGGGGTCGCGTTCTCGGGTCCTGCGCGAAAATAACGACCGCGAAAAGTTCCAGCATGATAAGTAAAAAAAGGATCCGCTTTACTTTATCGTTTCTTCTTTGCTCCATGGGTTATTAATTTTGAAAAAGGCCAAGCACCCCCATATCGGTAGTGCCGATAAGGAAATGCGTCGATACATCTTCCGAAGAAAGCGTATATTTGAAATTGAAATTACTTCCGGATGTTTCGTAGTCTCCGGCGCTTCCTTCCTGCTGGTTTAATCCTTCGACAAAAACCAAAGTCGCCTGATTTAAGGCCGGAATCGTTCCGCCGTTCGCCGTAACCGTTACCGTTGTTCCGGTAGCATCAAGGAAAGTTTCTGAAAAAATGGAAAGGGGTCCCGTTTGGTCAATAAACCATACTTCGACATCTTCCGAAGAAAGGGTATAATTAAAATCGATCCTGTTCCCGTTAATCCGGTAGTCGCCGGATCCGGGCGCCCCTTGTATCTGCCGGATCCCTTCGACGAAAACATTAACTTGCGCCGTGTCCGCCGGGAAGGATCCCGATATTAAAACCGTATCGGCCGAAACGTCTGTAAAAAACTCCTGGTAGGTCGTTATCCCTTCGGCGCGGTCTATAAACCATATCCATGCATCTTCGCCGGCAAGCGAATAATTAAAAACGATAGTAGAATCCGAATACTGATAGTCCCCCGCCCCCGGCGGCCCTTCCTTCTGCCGGATCCCTTCGACGTATACGGCGATATGCCGACTTATCCCGGGTAAAGTATCCCCATGAACGGATACCGTTAGCGTATCCCCGGTGACATCTGCGAAGTATTGCCGATAAACGGAAACGACGCCGCCGGCAGTGTCGCAGCAAATATTTGCGGAATAAACGACATCTTCGGAAGAAAGGCTAAAATAAAGGATCCCGTCAACTACCATAAATGTATCGACCGTCGGACAGCAGTCGACCGTATCGACCGGCGTTACCGGATCCGCCGCGCAAGCTTCGATAATGCTACGTAAGGTATCCATAGTCGGGTAGACCGTTTGTGATAGCCTGAACGAAGCCCTTTGTTCGCGGTCGAAGGTGATAACCGTCAAACTGTCAGCGTCCCGGAAACGGGCCACATAGGGCTTGCGGATATAAAGAAGGCGACCGTTTCCGTAGTCTATTTTTAATCCGTCAAAAACCGTCGACCCGTTCGGCGGGCAGAAGTAACAATAGTTGCCCGCTATTTCAACGCCGCGAAGGCATTCAACTTCAATTAACCCCGACTGTGATCTACAAGCCGAAAAAATAGATAGGGTAAAGAAAAGAAGTATAAACGCCTTATTCCTCATTAGTATCTTACTTTATTTCTACGACCACGACCGACGACTTTGTAACTGAAATGTTGTTTGCGGCCGTCAGGTTCTGAACCTTTACCTTGATAACGTCATTCTGCGAAAGGCTGAAAATGCCGGCCGTAGAAGCTGCACCAACGTCGCCGCCGGTCCCTAGCTTGCGATCCCACGAAATACCTGTCGCAACATCGTTAATAAAAACCTCACCTTCCAATTCATCAGAAGGATCGCCAGAAAATGAGACGTGCCAGTCAATTCGAACCGGAATTGTCGCCGCGCCGGTGTAAGTAATTGTGCTGTCCGTTTCGGTGAAGGCCCCGGAAGAAATTAACTGAGCAAAACCGCCGACGGTGAAGTAATTTGTAGTATTCGTTATCGTCACCGTGGAAGGTGTGGCGTCAATGTAGTTATTATGGTAGGCAGGGGCTTGCCATTCCCAGCCGTTGGTGGTTCTGGTAATAACTTCACCCACCGCGCCGTATCCGTCCGTGGGGTTAATTAAAAAGGAATCTAAACGGATAGAACCCTGTACGTCCAATTTTGCATCAGGGGAAAAATCACCTATTCCGAAGTTTCCAGGCGTTGAAATGTAACCGCCGTTTGTCGTTCGTAAATTAAAGTAAGAAGCCCCCCCGCCGTCATTGATTTCTACATTGAAATAATTGTCGGCTAAATCTATTTCTGAATAGCCATAAGGGGAATCGTCATAAACCGAAAGTTGTACGTTTCCAGTTGACGCCGTTTGCCTAAGATATAATTGTGCATAATCCAGGCCGTTGGAATTTTTCAGGGTAGTTATCATGCTATCCTGTTCTAATGAGGAAACATAAACGCCAGTCACCCCGGTTGCTTCCGTATAAACATCACCTGCTGTAGTGTAAACTGTAGCTCCGGCGTTATTCGTAAGGGTATCGGTATTTAGGTCCCAATATCCGGCAACCGGTGACCATTCCCAGCCGTTTGCCGTCCTGGTAATAACTTCGCCCACCGCGCCGTAACCGTCGGTCGGGTTGACCAGAAAAGAGTCTATTCGAACGCTTCCGGCTACGTCAAGCTTTGCGTCGGGGCTTATATCACCTATGCCTAATTCTGAAACGTCAATGTAGGAATCTGCCGTTTTGATCCGCATTTGTGCGGCAGCGAAATCATCCTCGACATAAACGTCAAAATAGCCATCCCTTGCTTGAAAGGAAGAGTACTGGTAAGGGTCAATTTTATAGGCAGAAGCAGTCACCCAACCAAAGGTTTCTGTTCGCCTAAGATTGAGATAACTTTGATCTCCTAGCGAGCTTTGTACTTGTGAAACAACATTGACGGTATCCATTGTCAATTCTGAAAATGCACCTGATAATGCATCAACCCTGGTATGTAATTTCTGTTCTGGTTGAATAAGAACAAGGTTCCCCGTGTTATTCGTTAGGGTATCCGTATTAAGGTCCCAATAAGTTGTCGCCGCCAGGGAAGAAAGGTCAACCGAATTTCCGCTTTCAATCGAAAGCGTATTGCCAACCAAAGAAAGGGTCTGGTCGTCGCTACCAGCATTCGCATATTTCCCGTCAAGCAGATTGAAAAAATCTGCGCCGGTCATATACCGCCCCTTTTTTTTCCAGTCGTCTTTAAAGATCAAAATTCGGTCATCACTTTCAAAATCCTTCGTATACATCCAATCAGGAAGGCTTTGCGCGCCCGCGGAATTAACTACGACGATTAATAAGAAAAAAAACAATATCTTTTGCATGGTCATTTAGTTGTATGTAGCGATGACGTAGAAATCAATTTGTGTCGATGCGGCCGGGGTCCCGTCCATATTGAAAAATCGAACGGTATAATTCCCGCCGGCAAAGGTATGAACCTGCGCATGGTAGGGGGTTGTTCCTAAGACATTGACGGAAATTCGGGCCGAAGTTCCAGCGAAGGGGTTAACTTTTGTCATGTCGCCGTTTTCGTCCGTAGTTCCCCCGGTATAGGTTTCGGAAATGCTTTGTTTGTGGTTGTACCTATAGCTGGCCAAATAAGAAGAGGAGCCGCCGCCGTTAAAAAAGGTGATATAAGGGGAATTATATGCAATCTCATTAAGGGAGTAAATAACAAGATCGCTTGAACATCCGTCAGTAACCGCAACCGTAACCGTTCCAATTCCGGTTAATATAGAGTTCGTGTAAAGGTTTATTACCGCTTCGGCTTCGCCTACGTAGGTGCTATCCACGCATTCCAGGGTAAGAAAGGTGACCCCGGATCCGACGATAATATCCACCCCATACCTTCCAATTTCTTCCTTAGTTACAGTCCTATTACTTCCCCCGGGGATGAAAATTGTTTGCCGCTGCGGGGGTTCAAAAGGCTTGTACCTTTCATCGTATCTTTGGTCAAAAAGGTTAAAAAGCGTTTCCCCCGTTATATACCGCCCCGTCCGGCGCCATCCTTCCGTAAAAAGAAGAAAGCGGTCATCACTTTCGATCCCGCTTGTAAACATCCACGAAGGTATATTTTGCCCAAACGAAATAAAGCACAGAAATAGAAGTGGAATAACTAAAGCATTCCTTTTCATAATGGGAAGTTTAAGGAAGGTAAAAGCGAAGGAAGGGCCGCCGCTTCTACCTTCCGAAATATGTTATACAAATTCCTGCGCGCTTCCGGTAGCTTCGGAAAGGGCCGTACCGCCGATAGTGATTTTTTGACTTTTGCGGCCGTAGACAGTAACATCGTAGTCGCTGTCAGTGGTGTTCGCGGAAACGGCAATCGACTTGTAGTCGAAGCCCTGGGCCGTAAGGGCCAGGCCAAGATCCGTCGCCAACTGCGCCGCGGTCGCGTTATCCGTCGCCGGGGTCCCTGACCATGCGTATGGGTCGTTCGCCAGAGCGGTGCCGGCCGCGCCGTTCACCGAAACGACGCCAAGCGTAGCAACAAAGGATCCGGTGTAATTCGTCGCATTGATAATGGTCGTTTTTCGGGTCGTAGCTTCGCCGCCGACGGCAGAAAGCGTGCCGACACCGATATGTTCGACGGTAAAGTCGTCGCCGGAAGCGTTCGTGACCTTTACCCAGGGTTGAAATTCTTCTACAATTCCGTTAGTGGTCAGGGCCTTAACGATTTCGGCTTGCAGAAGAACGGCGTCAGCGTCGGAATCTACCGTAATGGGATTTTCCAGGGTAAGGGTGTTCCCTTCGAAAACAATATTCGAAACGGCGCCCGAAAAACCGGAAGTCGTTACACTATCGTAACCGGGTTCCGTTCCATAATATTCTTTTTTGTCTACCGAAACGAAGCTGCCCAGCTCTTCGGGGTTCGCCTTAATTCGGCCATATTCACGCACATCAAAACTCATGGTTCAAAATTTTTTATTCCAAAAAATATGTGTCGACTTCTTCCCATTTGTTCCCTTCCGGGTGCGGGCAAGCCGTCGGATTTCCTAAAAATTCAAGCATAAAGGGCTTCGTAATAAAGGGGCATCCGCAAAGGGTGCATCCCCTTAATTCTAACTTCGGAAGCGGCCGGACCTTTCCGGCGTATTCACATTTTTCGCATTCCTTAAGTCGGGCTTCGGCCATACCTTTAGGCGCCAGCCGGCCGCCCTGCTTAATAACCGAAGAAAAAACCCGCGCTTTAAAGCTTTTTTCCGCTTCGATCATACCGCCCAATAATTACCTTTATCGCTCCTTTGAGCGTCGTTATTTAGCGTTATTTCATCATCTTGCAGGCCTTCCAGGCCTTTATAAAGTTGGTACACCACGACGTTCCTATTTTCCAGGATAAAGTCGTGCATATTATCGAACGTTATTTTAATCTGCGCGGAAAGCCACGTTGCGAGTTCCGCCCGTTCTGTTTCGTCGGCGCCGCGGACCTGTTCGCCGTCGACCCGGACGATGTTTCCGGACTTTATCTTCGTAGCCGCCGGCGCCATTGAATTTTTAACCACTATCAATGAAAGGTAACGGCCTAAGAAGGTGGTCCATAGTTTTTCCAGGTCGGAATCTGCGAATTTTTGAGCAAGCAACCAGTCCTCTTTATAGCTTGGAAGGGCCGCCGTCGTTTTGTTTGCCTGATAAACCGTTCCGCCAAAAAAAACAACATCGCCGTCAACATAAGTCGTTCCCTTTTCGTATTCCGGCGTTCCGGAATAATCGGTGGCCGAAGATAAAAGAAGGTCGTAAAAGTCTTTTCCCAGAACCTGCCGGCGCTGCGAAATTTCGGCCTGTTGAATATCGGCCATGCTACAGATCGGTAGGTCCTGGCCTATCTTCGATAAAGTCTGTACTTCCTTCTTCGTTAATAGTGTCATCTTTTAAGCTTTCGACTAAATTTTCGACCTTATCTTCGAATTTTATCCCGTAATCCCGAAGGCGGTTTCCGCCGGTAAAATCGGCGATAAGGGTAAAAACCCGCTTCATTCTATTCGACCATTTCCTTTGCAAGGGCTTAATAGCGCTTGCGTTGCGGAATAAAAATTCGTCGATCAAAACATTGCCGCCGATATTCGCCGCCGCTTGACTAAATCCGCTTATTGCTTTTCCCCACCTGTGCGATGCGTAGATATAGTCGGAAGCAAAATTTATAGTTGTTTCCAGGTAATTCGAATCTCGGAAAACGTCCATTTTGTAAAGTGTAGGCGCTTGGCCTTCGAAGGGGTATCCGATAAAGCCGACACCTTCGACATCTTCTATTTCCCCTTTCGCCGTTACTATCTTCCGAAGGTTCGCGGCCCAGCGTGCGAATTCCTGTTCAGGATCTTCGCCGTCGACGGCCTGTGCCAGGGGGTTCGGTTTCATCGCTCCGAAGATATATTTAGCCGTCGTTTCCGTTCCGGATATTTTCCCTTCAGTTTCCGCTTTCTTCCATTCGACGTACTGCCAGTAAAGGGTCTGCAAAGTAGAAGGGCGCCCATACCAATCGGATCCGTCGCGCTTGTTCTTCCAATGGAAAACCGTTTCCCGGTAGTTCTGCCCTTCGGAAAATCCCGGATAAACCCGTACAACTTCCGGCGGCCTTTCATTGTGAAATTTGCCGGCGAAAAAATCCTTACTAATAACGACGCTACGCGGTTCCCCGGGCGCCGTATTCAAGTACATGACTTCGACCGGATCCAATGGCATGACCTGGACAACCCGGGCCGCTCCGACTTGAATTTCTCGGTAGCGAAGGAAGGCGTTCCCGGTTTTTTGCTCATTCAAAGAACATACAGAAACGATTTCGGCCAGCTTTGAAAAGTCAAGCCCGGCCGCTTCGTATTCATCGACAAAAGCTTCCTGTTCGGCCACAGGAAGTGCTTCCTGGCTATCTTCCGACTTTAACCCGCTTCTTCCTTTAGGTACGACGGAAAGATCGCCCTCAAAAGCCCAGAATCGCTTATCTTCGATGCAGGTTCCGTGCGAAGGCGAAAGTTCGTAAAGGTCGCAAAGAATCCGCAAAAAAGAATGGCCGCTATAACTTGAAGAACCGGCATACGGCACAAGGTTATATTCCCGGTAAAAATTTCGCAGAAGCGCATTGTCCCGGATCGCTTGCGGCAAAGGATTCTTTAAGGTGAACATTTATTCTTCTTCTTCGGAAATTTCAACTTTTTCGATAAGATTCGTCAGCCCCTTTTCTTCAAAAAGGGTTTCGTATTCTTCCGGCGTAGCTTCCCGGACCACCTTCGGAAGGGCCGGCGGCGTCCGCTTTATCGTTACCGTTTTACCAATGGCGATATGAACACCATTCCAGGCTATTGTCCGCGGGGTTTCCACAGCTTCGGCCGTCGGCCGGTATTCATATCGCTTTTTTCTTCTTCTACCCATACTTTAAAGATTAAAGCAGGGTTTCCATAGTCGACAGGGAAACGGTTGAATACGGAAGCGGCAGCAGGTGCTGCGCCGTAAGGTCGAATTCGTCCCGGGCCTTATCGTCAGCGGCGCCGAAGCCGCCGGTCGTATCCAGGTGTCGCGTAATGCGGCAATTTTTCAGGGGATTAACCCACGCGCCGGAATCGTATTCCTTGCCTAAAATGCGGGCGTTGCCGTTGTTGTCAAATACCTGTGCGACGATATTACAGACGGGAATCGCCTGACCGATCGCCACAGACCTGGCAGCGGAGTGACCAGAAAAAAGAAGGTTCAGAAGGGATACTTCGTAGTATCCGTTTTCTTCCGTATACAGGGCGTCCAGCCGGCCGGCGGTCCGTTCGAATTCGATCTTGTTCCAGGTCGCCATGGCTAGCATGGCCCAGGCCGTAACCGCGTAGCCGGCATCATCCCAGGTAACGGTCGACCAGTCGATGTCGCTTTCGGGGATCCAATAGACGGTTAAAAGACCGCCCTTATCCGCGCAAACGGTATTCGTCGATATGTCGTTAAGAGAACCAGAAAAATCGGGCATAACTTTTTGATTTTAGAAGGTAGGTAAGGGCGTTTTATCGCCCTTACCAATTTATATTAAGAAGCAAGACATTACTATCGTGGCGCCCTTATGCCGGCTCGGTATAATTCACGGTTGAAACCATGTATTCCGGATCCGCAATAGCCGACACGCCCAGGGCCGTGCTTCGAATAGCATACTGCCCGAAGTTCGCATCGGTCGCGTTGTTATTCCGGGCGATAAGGAAGCCCATACCGTTGTTTTCAATATCTTCCGGAATCTGCGTGAAGCTGGTGCCGAGTTGAATGTTTCCGCTTGCAACGATTCCCGCGAAATGCGTGTCGCCGGCCAGGTACTGGTCGAAGCCGGAAATATCAGAAAGGGGAATGATCGGAAGGCGGTTGTCAAGGTAGTAAACGATCGTCGGGGTATCGCTTCCGGGCACCCGTTCTTCGCGCTGAACGATCCGCATCGAATTCGTGGCCGGGGTAACAGCCTGCGCATTGTGGTAGTCGACTACGGCGTTATAAAAGGAATCCGAAAGGACTACCAGCGGCTGGAATACCTGCCCGGATCCGCGAACGATGCCGCCGCGGTTTATCAGGGTCCGGAATTTCTTCGTAGCGTTCGACTTAAGGGCATCCAGCAGGTCGACAATGTCGCCGGTAAAGTCGCCCAGGGCGTTAAAATCACCGTCGTTAGTTAGGGCTAAATCCAAGTGGGGGTATTCCGCCTGCGCAAGGTCCGTTACCAATTTCACCCACCCCCGGACAGAACCGTGCGTGCGCTTAAACAGGTCCGTAATATTCGCCGGGTTATCGGCGGAATACGTCACGGCGTCGACGTCGTAAAGCTGCCCGGAAGTAAGGGCAAGGCGGAATCCGTAGGCCGCGTTCGAAAGAAGTTCATCAACCAATTGCCCGAAAATTTGCATCATTTCGGGGTCCATGTCTTCGGTCCCGGAAGCGTCCCAGCGAATAAGGTGCTGGAAAGCGGAATTGATAATCGTATCGTGGCAAAACTGTTCGAAAATCATGATCGGCGTCGGTTCAATTTCCCGCTGCCCGATCGTCAGCGACCCGGTAGGATCGGCGGCGCAAGCCTTATACGGCTGCCACATAAGGGGATGGCCTTTCGGGCTATGCACGACGAACTTTCGCAAGCTGTTCATTTGCATATAGGAGTAAAGCCGGAAGCGGTTTTGCCAGAAGCCGAAGGTATCTGCGTACTGCGCCCGCTGGAAGCTGTTCAGTTCATCCGCCGAAAAGAAAAAGGAATTATTCGACGGAATATAGTTCGGCACTATTTGATGTAACATTTTCAGATTTTTTTTTGAAAAAAATTATTATTTCACCAGTCGGCAACCGGGGTTATTCCGTAGGGATCCGCGGCCGCTTAATTTTTGCTTTGAAAGTTTTTTCCGCTTCGGAAAGGGCTTCGCCGGGAACGCTGTTACTTCGGCCTTCTTTGACCTTCGAATTTTCAGAAATGGCCTTTTCGACGGAAACAAGGCGTGCGGCAAGGGCTTCTGACTTATCTTTCTGCGCCAGCATTTCCGGAAGGCGATCAATAAAGCCGGCGACCTGTAGCATGGAATCTTCCAATTCTGCCACACGCATTTCCAGGCTATTAACTTTTTTGCGGGCCGCAATAAGTTCTGGATCCGGGGCCGGTTCTTCCGCTTCGACTTCTTCCGTTTCTTCGGTTATCGCTTCCGCGGGTTCATCCGCTTTATTTTCCGCCGGATCCGCCGCATGATTTTCCGGATCTTCGCCGGGAATATCTTCTTCGGTGGTCGTGGTCGATGCGGTTTCTTCATGCGCTTCCGCGGGCGTTTCTTCCTTTGCGGATCCGAAGAAGTTTTCGACGGCTTCCGTCAAGGCGTTTAATAGATTCTTTTTCTTACTCATTTCGACATTGTTTTTTAGCGTGTCGGGAATGTTGTAAAGGGCTTCCATTTCCCGCTTCGAAAGGCTTGCTTCGAAGCGTACCCCGGAAGTAAGGCGGTCGACAAAACCAAGTTCCAGCGCTTCCGGCGCCGTCAACCACGTTTCCGCGTCCATCATTTCGCGGATCCGGGCAAGCGAAAGGCCAGTCCGGTTCGCGTAGATTAAAGCGAGTTCATTCGCCAGGACTTCCAGGAATTCGGATTCTTGTGCAAGGTCCTGGTAGTCGCCCATCGCAATGGTCCACGGGTTATGAATCATGAAGAACGAGTTTTCCGGCATAATCACTTCGTCGCCGGCCATCGCTATGACCGTCCCCATCGACATGGCGTACCCGATGATTTTAACCCGGACTTTTTCCCGGCGCCCTTTGAGGGTGTTGTAAATGGCAAGACCTTCAAAAATTTCGCCGCCGTAGGAATTAATAGGCACTTCAATGATCGATCCGTCGAACCCGCGAAGCTGGTCCATAAGATCGCGAAGGCCGAAGCCCCATCCACCTATATCCGTTATTGGCGAAATTTGAATAATTTTGGACATACCCGTTTTATTGAAAAATTGACAAAAACAAATAAAGCGGATATTAGGAAGGGATCGAAATTTCTAATGAGGCCCACTGACAAAGATTGTCGCACGAAAAAAGGGCCGCCCGGTATATCGGGAAGCCCATTTAAAGAAGTCGCCTTACAGGCTCTTAAAATCGTTATTCTTGTTTTTAAAGAATATTTTAATTTCTTAAGACTAAGAATCTTTACGGAAA